CAACTCTAAATACATGAGGTTGATTTGTGCTCGCGTGATAAAATAGTCCACCTAAATTATCTGTTCCAATTCTTGCTTGTACTGTTTCACCTGTCGGAGAAACACCAAAACTTACAGTACCACCGCTACCTGCCGCAGTTCCGTTTGATACAGCAATATTTTTGTTATATACATTACTACCAGTCCAAGTATTGTTAGAACTCAGCAAATTAGCTACTGCACTTGTAACATCTGTCAAAAAAGCGTATTTATGTAAATTGCCCCATATCAAATTTGTATAACTAACTATATAACAAGATTTTTCAGAATAACTTGTAATTCTAGCTACCCAATAACCTTTATTATAATTATTTATGCTAACAATCTCAACTGACCACATTTGCCCTTCTTCAAGCACAAAATCATCATTAGTCCAGTTATCAGCCCATGTTTCTGCACAAGTGAAATATCCAATACAGCCAGTTACTTGTGATAGCGATTTTATTTTATTTGCAAGTGTTACGATTGCTTCTTTTAATTGTCCAATCGTATTTCCTTTAGTAATTTGTAATGGATGTGTGATAGTGCTTTTAGACCGATAAACAGTTCCCTCTGCAATACTATCATCTACATATTTTTTGTTCGGCACATCATTATTTACTGTAGGAGTTTTGTGTACTGTCAAACCTGCTGTAAAGTCATTATCTGCTGACCATGTGTTTTTACTTGCCAGTTTTCCGCAAGCATCATAATCTTGATTTAGTTTCGCTACTAAATCTGTATCTATATACTCTTCACCAGTGAAAGCTTCATAAGCCATTCATCTCACCCCGCCCAATTCCCCAGCATTGAAATATAATGGCATTTTATTCTCTACCATTTCAACCCTCCATTCAATATGCTAAAAAGGAAGCCCTTTCAGAGCTTCCCCATTGTTTTTACTCTTTATTTATATGTCTATTATAGCATACTTTCGGATTTTTGTCAACCTTTTTTTTTTAATTATTTTTGCAGGAATTTCCAACATTCCTCCTTCTACAGCTTCTGGTATATGATTTAAAGTAGCTATTAATGCTCGTCTTGCTATATCCTTACTGGGATATATAGCTACATTATCTGTTATATCTTGTGTAAAATGAATTTCAAGAACTCCTGCAATGTTTACAAATTTTGTTACCCAATATTTCTTCCCACGTGCTGTTATCCAAACTTTATATGCCATTTTTATAACCTCTTACTTCATAATTTCTAATATTCCTGAATCTGTAGCTGTCCCTCTCATATCTATACGAACCTGCTTTAATGCCTCTTCTGCATCTTCCTTAGTAAGATAAATTTTTACATCATCAGAGTTTTCAATTTGCGTTCCACTAATTTGGAAAAAATCAGCACTTTTTATCCAGTATTTTTTTCCACTTATTACTACCCAAACTTTATACATTATTTTTACACCGCCTGTAATATCATAACTAATGGATTAAAATAGCAATTAAAATAAAAAATAAAACTTTCAAAAGCCTGAAAAGAAGCTCCAATAGTAAAAAGAGAAGTGCTTACTAAAAAAAGTGCGATAATAGTTAATGTCCCCTCATCTAACGTTTCTAACCCATTCTTTAACCAATATGCCAGAAAAAGGATAACAGATACCAAGAAAAGGATGCCAACAAAAATCGCTATAAGATAAATTAAAGACACATTTTGTATATAAGAAATTAACAATTCTTGCGGAACTTTTGCGCTCATTACTGCAATATCTTCTAATGTCATTTTCATACCCCCATTATTGCAAACTTAAAGGTTTCTGCATTAAATGCTAATACTACATTTGGTTCTCCTTCTTTTTCAAACTCCTCTGAAAAATCATAGCAATCCCAAGAACCACTAACCATTTTATAGCCTAAAGACTTTAACTCTTCTTTTACAATTTTAGGCGTCCAACCTGTTTCTGATAAATTTATTTCAAAAATTAAATCTCCATCATTTTCTAAACTATTTAAAATTGTTAATAATTTATCTTCCATTTTCTACCTCCATTGTTTTAATAAAAATTCAACATCCTCTTTTAAATGCTCTTCTGCTTCTTCTCTAGTTCTATAACATTTTCCTAAACTTCGCAAAAGCTGGTCTACTAAATTACCATAAAATACTCCCTTACTTACAACTCCCTGATTATTGCTCCCATCTACATAAACATAAAAATATCCATCACCACTTGTGGGAGAGTAAGGAAGTTGTTTTACACTGCAATTACCAGCAAATAGTTCTAACATAATAATACAAGTATTTATCTCTGGGTTATCACAATAAAGTCTATTATCTGCTATCCAAAATTTTGCTCCTTTACCAACAGTGTATTTTCTATCATAATCCAAAACCTGAAACTTTTGATTAAACATTAAATTGTTGCGCTCTAAAAATAACTCAAAATACTCACTCAAAATAATCACCTCATTTAGTATAACGATAAAATAACATAAAACAATAGTTGCTACTATATCCCCTTTGTTTATATAACTTAAATGCCTTATAAAACTGTTGTGTTCTAAATTCCCTCATTACTCCCACGCACACTCCTCCGATAGAGTACAATGAGACTCTAAAACAGTAGATGTTACAAACCAATTTGTATTATCACCAAAACTATACTTACTAATACTCTTTGCACTATGTCCCATTTGACTAGAAATCCAAGATTTATTAGATATTGCGTAGCCACTATCATTTTCATCTACAAAATCATTTATATCAAAAAGTATACGAATAATATCATTTTTGTTAAAATCATTATAATCAAATCTGAAAAAAGATTTAACTATTAAAGTATCTCCTGCTCTATATTTCACGTTTTCACTCCCATTCTGATGTAGCACTTATACGTATGCAATATCTTGTTAAATAACTTTTAGGAATATTCCAACATGTGCCAGCACCAAAACTATAAGGCTCTGAACGGTATCCATGCCCTATATAGAGTTTCCTCCAACTTTTATTAGACACCTTACACGTATCTCTTATATAGCCATCTACACTTACTACTGATAGTATATCCCCACACGAAACTCATTGTTGTTGCCATAACCGAAAGGAGTATGAATTTTAAAAATATCTCCTAGATTCATCTTCACTATATCCCCTCTATCCTGCGCTTTGCTACTTCAAAACAATCTCCATTAAATAATTCAATTATCTGTTTCGTCCTTTCTTACATCACAATAAGAAACCAATGCGCTATAAAGCTCAAACAACAATTTGAAAGCATTTTCTCCTACTGTAACAACTTCATCTCCTAAAAAAAATACATAAGAACCTTTTTCTACTTTGTCTGCTATTTTAGATAATTCATCTATATTAGCATCTGTTACTTGCTCTGCTCTTATTATCTCAAATCTTGGTTTATATAATTTCTTTACTTTTTCTATTTGTTTCATTTGGATTTTGACTCTTTCTCCTTTCCTGATAATACTTGTGAAGTAACTACTATTTTATCTATTAAAGAAGTCATACTATTTGCCTTTGCTAATTTCATTCCCATTCTTCATCTACCACCCTCCTGAAAAAGAGAAATAATGCTTCTTGTGATACCCATGAATTTAAAAGATTTCCTTTTTTATCATAAATGTGATATTCTAAATCTCCATAATTACTAAATACAGGCACAGCTATATATTGTTCATTTAAATTATAATGAATTAATTCCCCTGTTGGTGTTATTGTTATTTTAGTCATTCCCATTCTAAATCCACCCATTTAAATAAAATAGGGAAATCTCGTAAGCTCATAGGAAATCTACCTTTCTTTCCTCTAAAATATACTATAACCACGTCTGTCAACCAACGTTCTCCTAATTCAGCCCAATAATATTCACCATTTTTAAAATCATAAAAGTCACTAACACACTGACATAATCTGCAATTATTGTTAGGTTTTTCAATTATTCCCATTCTTGTGCTTCCTCCTTAAACACACTATAGAATACCTCAGGAAAAAAATAACAGCTACCTTTTTCAGCAAAAACAATAATTAAACCATTGAATACTTTTCTAGCAAAATATCGCTTGCCTTTAAAAAAAAACGATAATCTTTTTTACATGTATATAATAAACAATTATTTTGAAATTCTTTTGTCATTCCCACTCCTCCACATCTATATCAAAGAAAACTTTACGAACAAATTTTAGGGAATACCAACCAATTAAATTTTCTTCTAAATCTAATACCATACACTCCTTAAACACACTGCTTTTTCTAATAAAATAGTATTCATTTGCTCTAATTGACATACAATTTTGTTTACTTAAACGTTTCTCATAACTTGACACCATTTCTTCCACCTCAATGCTATTATACCACAAAATAAAAAGGCTGTCAAGCATTACTTTTAAAGTAATAGCTTAACAGCCATAATATAATAACATATTAACACACTTTTTTAGTTTTGTCAACTATTTTGAGTATTCAATCCTAATAAATCCATCTTTACCGCTAGTTGCCGCTTCTTTAGTACCACTATAAGTAGTTTCTAAAATACCCTCTTTTGTGGCATAAGTTGCTCCCTTACCGCCATTTTCTGCTTCTGTGGTAGTTGGAGGGCGTGTGGTAAATTCATACTTTCTATCCCTAGATGTCCAAGTAAAAATACCTCCATAACCGCCTTTGCCCCCTGATGCAGTCATCCCAAAAGCTGTTGTGTCTCCACCATCAGAACCATCACCAGCAGTAAATGACATTCCAGAAGTAGTATTAGTGTGATTACTTATTTCTATTTGCACATTATCTGTGCTTCCTGCCCCACCCTTACCGACAATAACAGGATAAGAAGTATTTGGTGTTACTGTTATCTCTTTTTTCATATACTCCCCATCACTTCCGTCATTAGATGTGCTTCTATAAGAATTGCGTGTGGAATGGTTTCCTATGCGTTTTAATTTATAGAAAACAGCCCCACCGCCACCGCCGCCACCACCGTACATAGTGACAGTTACCTTATTTACATCTTCTGGGCATTTAAATGTCCCACTAGCATAGAAATCAATAGATAAGTCTGAATTTAAATATGTAATTTCTACTTGAAAAGGTGATACATATAAAGCGGCGTGCTTATTACTTGTAAACCGCATCCCAGCCCATAAATCAAAGACATTACTTCCAGCACTTAAAGACATAACTTTTTCATCTATAGTAAACCACTGCGCCACATTTGCCATACCAGTTTCATCTGATTTGCCAGTGGAATATGGATAAAAAATACTATCTTGTAAATTATGCTCTCCTGTATCTGCTAATTCTGTTTCTCCTTGCTTCACAGCAAATCTATAATAACTGCAATCTCTATAATTTTTATAGTCATTATAACTTCCTGCCCATTTTACCTTAAATACAACTCTATACTGTCCTGCCTCTGGTGCATAAGCCGTAGTTGATATAATTTTCTGGAACTGGAAAGATTGACTATCTGCGATATATTGATAAAAACTTCCACTAGCATTTATAGCGTTGGATTCTATTTCTTTTATTAAAAAATAATATTTCTTATCATTTATATAACACCCAGCATTTACTGTAATATCTGACCTATCAGGAGTTAATCCAATGTATCTAGTGTTACCATCTGATAATAAGATTTTCATATATTTTTTATTATAAAAACCATCATAACTATCATAAAGGGGGAGTTCATATTTGACTCCCCCTATAACCATTTTTAATTTATTCTTACTATCTGCATTAGCCATATTAACTACCTACAAATATTCTATTTTTATTTGGGAATACTAATTCCCCTGAATCGTTAAAAGTTGCTAAATTACTAGGCAATGTAGATGTAGGTAATTTACCTTCTGCTTGAAGCATGGGTATTTTTCCCGCTGTTGTTCCTGTATTAATTAATCCCATTTCAATTTTATTGTTTTTATTAACTATTGGGATTTGACCTGATGCAGTACCAGTGTCAATTAAAGAAGTTGCAATCTTATTTCTATCTCCAACTACAACTACTTGCCCATTATCTAATCCTGAATTGATTAAGCTATCTTTAATCTTATTTGTAACAGAATCAATTAAATCCGTGACTCTGCTTAAAGGTATTTTAATATTGTCAACATACTCTTTAGTAACATATGTTTGAGTTAAATCCATTGTTAAAACCCAAATTTCACGCTCTACATTTACTAAATTATACATTTTTAGCTGGTCAGTTCTAAAACAAGACATCCCCAGCTCTAATTCAGCAGAAGGGAACGCTATACCAGCATTGTTTGTCAGCAAACTTCTAAAATTATCATTTATATAACCTAAAGAGTTTGCTAGTGTCCAAGCTTCCTCTATTGTTACTAACTTTTGCACACCATTTCCCCCTTAGTATCCTCTAGCTGAGAATGAAACTGCACCATTAACATAAACACTTCCAATTTTAAGCTGTGCTTTGATATACTTAGTAGTTACTTCAAGCGGCAGTATTACTGCCTGTCCTAACTCTTCCATATTTTCTACCCGCAAAATTGTATAAATAACTTCTGGTACTACATGGAACTCTCTTGTAAAATAATAAGTTGCTGGATTTTCGTCTGTTTTAAATTCAATTATACCAGTTTCAATAGTATCAGGAACGTCTACTTTATGCAAATACTTTCTAGCATTTGGTCTTTCGCTATTAACCGTTGCCACATTTAAAACAAATCTAAATAATGCCCTTTGATAAATATAATCACCAGTCAACATTGTTTTAAATCTATCATAACCAACAGGCGTGATTGCTACATCAAAATCTGTCTCATTTAAAGCTTTAGCGTATATAGTTAAATCACTCATTACTGTGCCAGCATGCCTTAAATATATTTCTATAATATTTAAAACTTCATTAAAAGTCTTACTTAATTCTTTAGATTTTGTTTCTTTTAATTCAACAGCTTCTTTTAAGTTTAACTCATATGCTTTACTTAAAGACTCCTGTAATTCCACTTTATTAGTAAAGAATTTTTCTACAAATTTTTCTTTTAATTCTTCTAATTCTAAATTATATTTTACAGTCATTTCTACATCTTTTGCAAGAGATTCTTTTAATTCCAATGCGTCTGATACAAATTTATTTGCTTCTTTTACTAAACTCTCATTAAATTCCGCATTTTCTTCTACATACTTTGTGAAAAGCTTAGTTAAAAGCTCTTCAACTTTAAAGTCTATGTATATTATTTTATTAAATTCTTTAGTAAGTGCTTCATTTACTTCAATACCCTCAGTGAAACTACGTCCATAATTAACCTGTCGAGACATATCTTCATCAAGCTCTAAACCATATCCTATATTTGCACCTTTATCTATTAGTCTAAAATCTTTTAGTTTTATATGGACATCTTTAAGCCTTAATTTTACTTCTTTGATTTTGGCTTGTCTAGGCTCTCCTGTATAAATCTCTACTGTTGACATTTATTTAAGCCTTTTCAGATAACCGGAATTGGAAAGTTACTTTAAAAATATCCGTAGCTTCTTTATTTACTACAGGGAATACTACCCTATCCATTGTAGTGCCACCAGAAGCGGCGTTACACAAGCCAGTTTCAGTTAAAGCCCCAGTTCCTACACCTGCGGCAAAAGTTGCCACCATTGTAAAGAACTTAGTGCCAGTAGTATGTGTGTATGTTGCGGCACTCCTTACAAGCTCACCTTTTAATCCTGTGTCAGCGGCGGCTACAGCAGTGCTATTTGTGCCTACTGCAATATGTGATAAAGCGGCTGGTCTACTTGTAGCCGCACCTATGCAATTACAAAGAAAATCAAAGCCACCATTTAAAATCATATTGTGTTTTTCAACTTTTTGTTTTAAATTACCATCTTTATCAAATAACTCGCCAACCATAAAACAGTTTAAAGCTAAATCTTCATTAAACATTAAATTTCCTCCTTAAATATCGCTGTATAAAGCAATACTATCATATGTTTTATAATCTTTATATGCAATCTTGTTGTTCTTGAATAAAGAGAACACAGAACTGTATACAATTAAATTCAAATATCCGTCTCCTTGTGACACCACGAATGTCATATGGTCGTTTGGATGCGAAAAATCTCCCGCTGAAACCTCTACCCCAGTGTCTGTTGTAAGAACAAACCTATCTCCTTCACTATTATAACTTAAAAGCATCCAATCTCCTGTTTTTGAATTCTTCAATGTTAAAATAGCATAAGAATAATCAGAATCTATTGGAAGCATTACATTTACTGAAAGAGAGAACACTTTAGGGATTTCTAAATTTTGCCATTTTAATAAACTATGACCATCTATTTTTAACCCCTTATGAAACCGCCCCTGACCATATGAGACTATCCCATAAGGTACATCTGGTGTTTTTCCTGTATTGCTTATTAAGGTTTCATCTAATGTCCAATAATCTAGTGAACTTGTAGCTTCATTCCCTAAATAAATTGCAATATCTGTAAAAGTATTAAAAGTATAATCTGTGCCTACTGGCATCCAAGTAGTATTTTTTGCTGTTTCTGAATCCCAAGTAAATTTAAGCTCTTTCCATATCTTCTCTTTAGAAGGAGAGAAAGGCCGAACAATTTTTTCTGCCCAGTTTCTACAACAATACTCTTGGTCTAACTCTATTTCATATATATACTCTGCACTGATGCTGTTATCTTCAAGCTGGAATCCTCGGGCATTTACATAACCACGGTGCATTAACCCGCTCCATTCATCTTCTACAGCATCATAAGTATAAATCATATTTCTGTTAGGAATAGAAGCAATTCTTACAGTACAATAAGAAGCAAACTCACATGGAACTCCAAATTCAGTATATGCTTTCATCCAAAAGTCTACTTGTGTTGCCTGTGCAAAAGGCAGTGTAAATGTTTGCCCTGCGCTACTGCCTATGAAATTGCCATAATCCCAACTTGAACCTTCTCTTATTACATAGTATGTAGCACCTTGTACTTTATTCCATCTAAACTCTATATTCCGCTCATTTTGCACACAATCAAAACCAGTAACATTTGCAGGTCTTGCAATAGCTAAATCAAGCCTTGCTGGAGTAGACATATTTCCTACTGTATCTACTGCCACTAATAGAAATCTATATTCTCCCATTCCAGTAGAATAAAAATAGCTTGTTCCAGATATATCTGCTACTTTTGTACTTTCTGAAACAGTACCAATATACAATTCATAATGGTCTATATCTCTTTCCTTGTTAGCTGTCCAACTTAAACTAAATCCTCCTACCGCTTCTTCTCCTGTAAAATCTGCTGGCATTTCAGGTGCAATGTTATTTCCTGTTATTAAAATTGGGGGCGTATATGTTGGATTTGAAAACTTACCATATCTATTTTCATGCACCAACTTAAACTCATATGTTTTAAGAATTTCCATATTCTCAATTACAGCAGTATTTGAACCGTCATCAAATATACCGCCAAATGACCAAGTTTCATCACCCTGTAATCTATACCAAACTCTTACGCCTCTTGAATAAAAATAGTCTGGATAAGTATATTTAATAAAAATTCTTGAAACGACTACTTTGTTAGGGAGTATATAATATTCTTGCTCATTGTCTAAATAAACAACTGCTGGTGGTGGTTCTGTGGGGTCAGCTAAGGTTGAATTATTAATTACTGGCTCTGTTGCACCTTTTTCTTCACTATAAATACTTGGATTGTATTCCCTACAAGTAAGCTCTATTCCACCGTCTTGTTTATCTGCTATTTTTATAATTCTAAACTGTTTGTCTTGAAATTCAGTGATATAATCAGTTAAACTAATTACATCCCCAACTGTTCTATTTAAAGCACGCCTATCTGTACTAAACCTTACATACATTTTACAAGTTATTGCTTGATTTAAATAAAACCAAGCTAACCTACTTGCTTGGTCAAAATTTGTTACGCCATATAACTCATATGTTTCAATTCTAGGCTGTTTTCTTAATGGATTAGGTGCTTCTGCTTGCGCATTTACCTTTACCCACTCATTATCTGGGTCTATAAACTGAACATATATTCTATCTGGTATTTCTTCCATTGGAGACCACCAAAGCTCTAGGTTATTTATAGAGTCTGGGTCAAAACTCTGTACTACTTCATCTTCTTTTTCTACAAATAAAGAATATTTACCGTTCTTATAAACTAAGCTTGAACGACAACAATTTAACATATTGGATACCCAATCTAATCTTGATTGGGTTTCATCTAAACAAATATTTAAAGTATAATCTTTATCATCATAAAACTTTGCCGCTTCCAAGAAGCTGGGGATATCAATTTCATCTATATCAAGCCCTACACCATTATAACAAGTTAAAAAATCTAATACACACCAAGCAGGATTATTAGACCACTCTTCTGTGTACTCTGTTTCAGATGTATAGCATTTTACTATTTTACCATCTATCATAGCTGTAACATTAAAACTGCCAGATAAATTATCATTCGCTTTTGCTTCTAATGCTACATAAGCATCATATTTCAACCCGCCTACTTTTTGTGCTCTTTGAGAATTTGTTGTTCCATCTACTCTGCCATCTATTAATTGCTCACCATCTCCAACGTAAGTATTATAACTTACACCTTCAAAATCTGAGCTATTAATATCAGTATCATCTAATTTTATATCTCTTATGCCTTTTATCTTACCATCACAAAATACTATAAGCTTTGCTACTCTCTGATTATTGTCCCATAATTTAGAATAAATTAAATTACCTGCGTTTTTTACTGTGCCATATATAATAGGAATTGGCATGGTATTAGATGTTTCAGTAGCCATTGTATCTGAATAAGTTCTTTTAGCTGTCTTTTTCATCTTCTTCATTTCACGTCTACTAACTACATAAGATGCTACTGAAAAGACGAATCCAATTACAGCACTAGCTATGCCCATCTAAATACCCCCTTTATCCTATTTTTATACGCAGGTGATAGCTTTTCTACTACTGTTCCAGTAGCTTTTGTGCAATGCACATATTTTCCATCACCTAAATAAATCATTATATGCCATAAACCTAATGGCATTAATAAAGCTATGAAATCTCCGTATTGAATTTCTTCTAATGAGATTTCTTTGAACCGCTCTTTTGCTAGCTTTAAAAATTCTTGTGTATCTTCTAGTGTGAAAAAGTCTTTAAATTCTGGATGTATTAAATAATAAGGCGCAAGACACCCCCACGCCTTATTATCTTCTGTAAACTGAACAAAAGGCTTTCCTACTAAACTGTATGCTTCCTTTTGTGTTATCATTATTTAGCTCCTTATAACGGTCTCTCTTGGAACAGAAGGATGTCCCCCAAAACGCTCTTCATTATGCCTATTCATACAATCAGCTAAAGTTTTGCCGCATTCAAAATACTCTCCAACATATCGACATCTTTCATCTTTAAATTGAAACTGGCAATTAGGGTCAAAAGTCATATTAGGACTTTCTTGTTGATAATCTCCTAAACTTCTTACTACTTTAACTTCAAAAGTGCTTGCTGTCATATTAATATTATCTAAAACACCATCATAAATTAATATGGGTGCTTCTTCTGGAAACTCTGGCATCCACTCATAAATCTTACAGGGCTTATTTATAAAATTGTTTCCTTGATTAGCAAGTATTGCCGCCCAACCTTGCCAATGATTAGACATTGTGAGAGTCAATGTTTCAATGGACATATCAGAATTTTCTTCTCTATCACTTCTTGTAATAGCCGCACTTAAATATGTTTCTCCACCAATTTCTATCTCTTCTATACTTTCATCTACTATAAATCTATAAATGTTATCTTCACTATACTCTATAACAACTAATAACCTTGTTGATATTTCAGGGTCTGCGAGATAACGCTCAATTTGCTCGGTTATTCCAATACTCATTGATTATTTCTCACCTCAATTATTTCCAGTGTCGTATGCCTGTATCCATAATAATCTATATCCGTACTATATGTGTCTGTATTAAATCTTACATAATACCATTCATCATCCCCGCCCATATCTTCTCCTTCGGAGTTTATTTTAACCCACTTGAACCTAAAAGCATTTCTTCGCCCTAAGTGTTCCTTGAAGAAGTTTTCTAGCTTGCGTCCTAATTCTGGGGATTTTTGAAATTCTAATGTCCAAGTTCTTCTTGGCTGTGACCATACATCTCTGCGCTGTTCATTGCCTGTGAACTTTTCATCAATTAAGGTATTATAAGATAATGAATAACTATAAACTTTCAAAGCGGCTATACCTGTTACTTGCTCGTTAATATAATAATCATAATAATCTTCATTTGTACTTATATCTAAATTATACATTAAGTTGCCGCTCCTTTCACTGCCTGTCTCATAACTTGTTTCGTTCTCATTGCATCTATTATTCGTTTCTCTAATATAGGATATTGCTGGTCAAAAGCTTTCATATTTGCCTCTGGGTCTAATGATTGGAATACAGGTGAAAAAGTAATCTGTATCCCCCCGCCTGTTTCTTCTGTTTTAGCTACTTGATTTTGATTTGAGTTTTCCTGTGATTTGGGCGTTTCTACTAATCCACCATCTGCAAATCTGAATTTAGGCAGTTTAGCCATTGAAGGTACTATTGATGCCCCTTCGTTTAAACGGTTTAAATAGTCAACTCCAAGACGTTTTACTGTCTTTGCAGTTAAAACATATTCACCATTTGATAACATTGCAGGAATACTATCGCTAGTTCCTGTTCCCGCACCTGATACATAACCACCAGTAGCAAAACCACTAACACTACTCATGGCATTTATCATTTGAATAATTGACATTACTACCTGCAATGCCATCGCAAATTTCATTAAACCTTCATTGCCAGAAACCATAGCTAACCCCATTAACATATTAGGAAGTGCTTGTAATCCAGCTTGCATAGTTAATTTATTATCTAATTTTTGTGCTCCAGCATTAGTTGCCAATAAATCATTTAAAGTTCCCATTGACTGCCCAAAATCTTTTGCAGTAAGTGTTAGCCCATTAAACTGGTCTTGTAAGCTATTAACTAAACTTTCGTTTTCTAAAGACATTCCACCATAATTTGCACCAGTAGTTGATGTTCCTATAGAAAAGCTTCCTGCCCCAGCTCCGATGCCTCCTAAGCCTGCTCCAATACTTCCTATGCCAACTGTCTCTTGTCCTGAACTAGAAGCTATCTGCGTCATTGCCAAAGTAACAGTTTCTCCAAATTGCTGTAATGTAGGAATTAAAGCATCAAACTGTCCTTTGATATTTAAAGAACCTTCTGTTACTGCCTGTACGCCCTGTTCCATTTGAGCTTTTATTTCTTCTTTATATTCATTGACTTGCACATCAAATTCTGTGTCTATCGTTAATGCTTTTTCTCCTTTTGGAAGAACTGCATCAAATAATTTATTTGTTATATCTTGTGCTAATCTTTTATGCCACATAGAAGCCCATTCTTTTAAAAGATTACTTGCAAAGTTTTGGAAAGCATCTTTCCAGCTTTCCCCTTCTGCTAAATCATCAAACATCCCTGCCAAACCATCTGAAAATCCTTCTCTTAGTTTCTTTTGGAATGGTGGTACTTCTTCAACAACAGATTTCATTGCCGCTCTTGCATCTTCTGCTTTTTTTATCCATTCATTTTGTTTTTCTACACTTCCTGCTTGGGCGGCATATTCTGCCTCTGTTTCATATAAAGCAACTAATTTAGCATAAGTTTTAACATAATCGTCAACATATTGTTGACGTTCATAGAAAATTCTACCTTCTGCTGTTAAATCGTCCATTCTGCTTTGCTCTACAAGATGATTAATTTCGTTCTCTCTTCTTATAGACCGCAACTGAACAGCTTCTACTTGTGCTTGGGCTTGTGTAATTTCATATTCCTGTCTTTTAGCCCTTGCTATTGCTAATATCTGTTTCTCCGCTTCTTTTCCTTTTGTTACCCAATTACTCCATAATTCTATCTGTTTTGAATCACTTTCTTCTGTTGCTTGCGCTAATCTCTCTTGTGCTGTTTTAAGCTCCACAACAGTTCTTGTATATGAATCTCCTAATTCGTTGATAATATCTAATGTGGTTGATGCTTCCGTTGCACCATATAAACCATGATAAGATTTAGCAATCGAATCATATGTATCTTGTAATTTCTTATAAGAATCTACAAGTTTTCTATTAGCTTCCGCTAATGCTTCCGCTCTATCTATTTCAAGCTTCTCTAGCTCTGTAGTAAATTTCTCAACATCATTTTCTTGTCCTAAATTCTTTGCAATATCTATTTTAGCTTTTAAAATTTCAATTTGTTTATCAATTTGCCCTTGTTTATTTTTTAAGTATGCTTCTACATAATCTTGCGTAGATAATTGATTATTTTTAAAAGCATCTTCTATTTCTTTTAACTGAGCTTTAAAAGAAGCATTTGCTTTCTTCAAATCAGCATCTAATAACTTGTAAGCATTACTTGCTTCTTTTCCAGCACCTTTACCTTTTTTGCCAGCTTTTTCGTCTCCATAACTTTTTTTGCTTAATCCTTTAAATAATTCTTCTGCATCCTTACGCATTTTTTCAGCATCTTCTTTGATTTTTGTAATTCTACCAGCTATTGCATCTCCCGCTGATTTCCAAGCCTTATCAGCGGCATTACCATAATCAGCGGCTTCTTGAAGATACTGCTTATCGCTATTTCCAGAAAAATTTAAAGTGAATAAATCCTTCATTGCCATGCCAACTGCTTTTGCTTGTGCTACAAATTGTGACATTTTTAATCTAAAGTATTCACCAAAAGAATTAGTAGTATCTGTTAAAGTATCCCAAGCTAACCCTATTGCTCCTATAGCCCCTACAACACCTAATATTGGATTTATTAAAAATAATAAAGCAACAGCTAAAGCTCCAAGCCCTAATGTCATTCCAGCAAGCATATCAGTATTACTTAATAATACATCAAGAAGTTCTGTAAAATAACCTTGAACCTCAGAAAGTAAATCCATAACTATGCCTAATCCTGTCCATAAAGGAGTTAAAGCGGCACTAATAACTGCTAATCCAGTTGCAAGTAAATCTAAACTATCTGCTACCCCAGTTAATATAATATTAGAAATTTTTCCTAAAAGGTCTATTATTGGAGAAAGTGCTTTTATTAATTTTGCCATAGCAGAATATATTTTTTCTACAATATTTAAAGTGGATTCATTTAAAGTAGTAGTAAATACTTCTTTCATTTCTCCATTATCTTGCTGTTCCATAGTTTTATTAATAGTAAAAAATACTTGTTGTAATTTTAATGCTTGCTCTTTAAATGTTTCAAATAACCCACTACTTTTCATTGCAGTTCCGAATACTCTGGAAATACCATCATCTAAGTTGGAAATTAAGCCTGCCCAAGTATTTTGAAACTCATTGCTTGCCGCTTGGAAACCAGCCATACGTTTCATTACATCTTCATAAAGCGTTCCTTCTTCACGAAGTTTATTTACTGTTGCTGTTGTATATCCCAAAACAGTAGCAAGCATATCAACGCCAGGTCTGATTGCTTCACCAGAAATCAATCCTCTTAATTCCTGTACTACCTGTTGATTGCTTAATCCAAATGTTTTAACAGCCTGTGCTCCAACAACAGTTAAATCAAGAACTTGCTGTAAACTCATTCCAGCATCTATACCTAATGCCATTGTGGATTGCAAAGCTCCACCTAATTCTTCCATTGTTAAAGAAGTTTTTAAAGCTTCATCTTGCATTTTCATTAATAAAGCATCTGAAATTTCTAATGCTCTATTAAAAGGTATATCTTTTTCATCTTGTTGTAATGTGGAAGAAATAATACCAGAATAGCCTAATCTCAGTGTTTCCATAGAGGAGGCAAAATTCATTCCAGGAGAGATAAGAGAATTAAAAATAGAGGCAATTTGCCTAACACCTTGCTCAATCAAAAAGGCTTTAAAAGATATATTAGCAAAAACATCAAAAGCTTTTGATGCTGAACTAGCTAAACCATTCATTGCGTTTTTAGCAGTATTCAATCCACTTGTTATATTTGCCGCTGATGAATCCATTCTGCCTAAATTGCCGAACACTTGATTGGGTGCTGTTCCTAATGTTCCATATACTCTATTTACACCGTTTCCTTGATATCCAACTTTTGACATATCAAGATTAGGTGCTTTTATACTATTCAAACTTGTTTGTGTAGCAACAGCTTGTAATTGTACACTCTTTAATGCGCTGACAATAACCTGTGTTTGTTGTTGCATAGCACTTGCTACAGAAGCAAATCCTTTTGTCATTCCCGCTGTCATTGAAGCTCCTAAAGCGGTATATGAATTTTTTAAGGCTAAAAGTGTTTGCTCATTCGCTCTTAATGCTTCTGTTGTTAATTTACTCTGCGCTTGAATTGTAGCAAAACCTTTAGTCATTGTTGCCGTTGCAGAACTTACAGCACTACTCATTCTTGCCATTGCAGTTGCATTAGCGTTACTCATCGCTTTTATTGCATTGGCATTTGAAGCACTACTATTTTTTATTGTATTAGCTAAAGATTTAAAACTTGTATCTACTGTTCTAGACATTGTAGACATTGATGTCCTAATGCTAGAAGATAAAGTTGTTATTGTTTTGCTTGTATCTCGATAAGCATTAGAAATAGAAGTAAAGCCACTACGCATTGAGCTACTGTTTTTAGCCACCGCCTGTGTGACTTTACCTATCGCATTATCTATATCTTTGCTTGAACTGTTAAAGGAAGTGTTTAGTGATTTTAATTGTGAAGTGATTGTTTTTATATCTTTCGCCATCTGCGAAGAATCTAGCTCAATGGAAGCAACAAGTTTACCTACATCATAATCACTCACTTGTATCTTCCTTTCTAAAAGAAAAGGAGAAGTTATTTTTTAATAACTCCTCCACCCATTTTTACAAAGTCTTCTATTCCCATTTTTTTTACTGTGTTATTGTTTATTTTAGGAATTTTGGAACCTTTTCCAATACCCTGTTGCACATTTTCTGGAATTTCTGTTCTGCTTTTTTCATATTTTATATGATATTCCAATAATCCGAATATCTTGCGAGGAGTGCTACTCCAAAATTCATAATCACTAAAATGTAATATTCTTTTGGAAAAATAATAGTATGCTACCCAATCCCATCCCTCTTCTTCCCCGCTATCTTTGGAGAGAGATGTTTTTAGTTTTTTGCTTCTGGTGTAGCTTCTACTTCATCTTGTGAAGGTAAAGAAGATTGTACTGCGCCAGAAATATACTCCATTAATACAGGAACATTAGAGGCATTTAAACAAGCCCCAATTTCTTCATTTGTAATATCAGGACAACTTGAAATTAATCCTGCTCTTAAAAAATTAAGAGTATCTTTTATTTTTACGCCCTTGCCTTCTGCTCCTTGCATTCTTGCAAAAGCTTCTTCAATAGAACCATATTCTTCTTCTAAAAGAGCAAAAGCATTCAAATCATAAGATAATGCTACTTGTTTATCTCCTAAAAGAAATTCATATGCTTTAGGTTTTAATATTTGTAATTGTTTAGACATTATTTTACCTCACTATTCATTTTTACTACTATATTATAACACATTTCTTCTAAATTGTCAATAGATTTTTTAAAAAATATTAAAAAAGAGGGGAGATTTCCCCTCTTGATTAAGCATGAATTGTGACTTTAAAAGTTGTTGTTAATTTTCCAACAGTAATAGTTACTGTTTGATTTGCGGTGGCAGAAGAACTATCAAAACCACTAATGTTTGCCATTGTGATTGTTAAATTTCTTTTTGTCCCACCTTTATAAGTTCCTTCAACTACTAATCCAGTTAAATCTAATGCTTCACCGATTGCATATGTTGTTTTTGTTGGAGCAGTTTTTACAGAAATGCTTGTTAATTCACTTAGGATTTCAATTTCTTTTTCCTCTTTATTAAGAATTAACTGCCACCAATGTCCACTTTTACGAGTAGGCATTGCTGTTCCTGTAAAAGAACAATCACCAAAATCTCCACTAGAATCATTTACTGTGAAATCTGGTGGTTCGCTTACACGACACTTATAAAGTACAATGTGGGCATCTCCAATAGTCTCACCTGCATAATCCCACTTACCTTCAATTTTAAAGTAAGGTGGTGTAGCATTTTTAGCAGTCAACTCATAAATAACAGTTTCAGCTTTATCAGCACCTGCTCTTGTGATTTGACCCCCCATAATAACTTCTAATCCCGATAAACTTACAACAGAATTCGTAACTGTAAAGTTAATGCTAGTAGTACGAGAATATGAATCCATAATAGTTGAATCACCATACAGAATCTTATTCTCTAATTCAGGGGATACTTGGAATGATAACGCACCAGCTAAATCTACAGGATTATCATAAGTTGGCTCTGCATCAGCGGAATCAGAAATCATTCTTGAAACCTTTACATCTTTTAACTCCATAAGACGTAAGGCGGTAATATCCATAGCCATTAATCATTCGTCCTTTCTAATAAGTTCCACTCAAAGCAGTTATATTTAACACCCAATTTACCCTATTGCTTTCATCATAAGTTAAAAATTGTGGTGGATTAACTTGCTTTACATGAAATTTTTTACCTTCTGGGTCAACCATTATCCCAGTATTCAGTAATTTATATATGCTGTTAATACAGCTTAACACTTGTTCAGCTTTTGAAGCTCTCACTCTAATCTGACAAGTAAAATCAACACTATTCCTTGCTCTACCAACAATAGCATAAGAAGGAGTATCATAAACAGCAATATTTAAAGCTTTGTTAGAATTAGTTAAAGGAATGTTGTTTATGAAAATATCTTTACCGACTTTTCCATAATCTAAGCTCTCTAAATATTTTGCAACACTCGTAGCAAATGTCATCGTGCTCCCATTCCTTTCTTTGTAGCTTCTTTAATAATGCTCATTAATAACTGTTTATTAGACCTATAAGGGTATTCTAAATACTTAGCTTGTCCTCCATTTGGATGTCGCAAAGTTAAATCTTCATGCTGTATCCAAGCATAATTAAAAGTCCCAGCACTACTATTCCCCCACGGAGCTAATGCTTCATATTGTACTTGATAAACCATTCTTGCACTACTTGTACTATCTGTTATTTTAACAACTTTTCCAGACCGCTTTAATTTACCTGTATCTACTGGAACTAATTCTTGCGACCACTTTAAAAGCATATCTGCCGCTTTTTTTACACCAGAAGCTCCATATAAAGACATTTTTATACTGTATTGTTCTAACACTTTTGTAAACCCATCAAGATTTTTACTGCTTTTGCCTCTGGCATTAAAACGTAGCTTCAATCCCATTATTAAGCACCTCATAATCTTGAAGAGCACCAGATACTGCTGTAGCCCTTACACTGTAATAAATACCACTTAAAACGATTCCATTATCATTTCCAAGTATGATATATCTTTCAGTGTTCTCTCCAATAGTTACATCTATAGCATCTCTGGCTTTTACTATATGCGGAAGAATACTGCCACGAGTGAATTGAATTGTCACATTCTCACGAGTATTTTTTAAATCCTTACGTTCATAATCAAAATCAGGGTCTCCCTCTTTATCAGTATTCATTGCGGCGATTATTGGAATACGATTTTCATAATCATAATCCAATATTGCTAATCCTTCATCGTTATATCGCTCTTCAAGAAGAGGTACATACTCAAAAGACATATTTAATACTCCCATCATTTGATATACTTCTTGCAAAGAACTTTCAACCCATTCTTTATCACCCATTTGTCATTACCTCTTGCGAAACTAATGACTTTGCTCCGTTTCTTCCCTCAAAAACCAAAACTATATAATAATTTGTATTTGCAGATAAATTATTTAATCTGTACTTAGTTCTATTTATATCATAAAACATTTGTGTTGTTAAAGCTTTAGAAATATCTAAGATGGTATCTGCGTACTCATCATACATAGGCTCTAAACCATAATATAATGAATACCTTTTGAAATTACCATAAGATAAATCAAACTTATTCCATGATAATTCAATACTGTTATCACTAACTAAATCTATTGATAATTTAACAGGCTGTTCCCTAGAAAGATTATAATTTCTTATAGTCCCATCTTTTGTTGCAACAGTTACAGGTTTCACTATTACAGTATAAATACTAGCATTAGTTTCAAGCTCTGTTTGCACTTCTTGTGCTAAAGCGGTATAATGGAAAAATCTATTACCTTTTTTAAAAGAAGCTTGCTCTACCGTTACATCAAATTCAGGTGCTACTGCCAAAGCTAATCTTTGAAAAATTTCAAGTTTAGCATATAAAATAACGATATATTCTTCATCAGGTGTTATTTCTTCTACTGTCTTGCCAATCCTTTTTGCGCTTTGTTCAACTATTTTAGGAATATCTTCCTGTAATTGAGCAAAGGCAGGGTCTTGACTAATAAGAGGTGCAGATAACATTAAGCTATCTATTAAATAAGATACTAACAAATCTTTTGTTGTATCCATATTACCCCTCCCTTATAAAACGTCTAAAGCGTTTCTCTCAGCTAAATAATTCTTTAACTCCTGTGATACTTTGTAAGTTTGACCTTTTTTCATGTAAACCCAAGCATCACCAAAATAAAATTCTATATCAATTTTAGCCCGAACTTCTACTGTTTTAGGAACGGACTTTACTTCTTTGACCTCTAAAACATCTAAATCTACAACTGCTTCTTTCGTTTCTGGTGTTTGATTTCTAGCCAATTTTAAATCCTCCATATATTATAAAAATAGGGAAGGGAATTACCCCTTCCCTTAAAAGGTTCTTATGAAGCTGATACTGTAACAGTGAATGTAGCAGTTTTGCCACTTACAGTTACAGTACAAACTTTTTCGCCAGCTTCCGCACTATTAAAACCTGTAACATTATCTTTTGTCACAGTTTCAACTTTAGTGCTAGAATCGCTGTAAGTTCCAGTTACAACCATACCAGTGATGTCTAATGCTTCACCGATTGCATATGTTGTTTTTGTGGGCAGTGTTGTTACCGCAATACTTACAAGTGTAACTGGCGTAGGGGTATCCCCACCAGCATACTCATTAGCAAGCAGATTTGGGTCTTGCTTGTAATGAAATACAGAATCCTCTAAGACATCAAGAGTTTTTGCCAATTTACTAGGGTCTTGTTCTGCGAAGAACACGTCATTGACGTCAGCTCCTGTTTTACTGGCAACAACTTCTGGGGCTTGCTCCATATAGAATACATCAGTATCCGTTAATTTTTCAGCCATTTAATCCCCTCCCTGCTCATTTATTAAGCAGTTTCAATGATAACGCCATGAGTAGGATTCAAGGATTTAGTGCCCCAAATTCCATACCAACCGAGTTTTAACTCACGTTGGAAGTCTTGTGGAGTATCTGTTCTAATTTCAGGCGGTAAAGCTACTGCCATAGCATAGTAATCTTCACCAAATAAGACAGCTTGATATACGTCAATGCTATTTTTGCCTGCGCCCTTTAAATCAGCTTTATAACCAGCAATATTATCACCAGCAGGTGCGGCACCATTAGGCATCATAGTTGTTTCAATAAAACGAACATCATCTATTCTACCGATTTCCAAATTGTTACTATGGGCGGTAAATACCCATTTTACTTACAAAAGTAAGCGGGGGCGTGCTTCTATAAGTGTCTTTACACTTGACTACCCCTCACATAGTTACCTATGTGGTCAGACTATCTCTTTACCCATGTTAAACATTCAAGGTACTCTGTGTATAGTCGTTAGACTTTTTCAGTCAATTTATATCTCATATAAATGACTTCTTTAGTACGGTATTGCCCCATTGGGGTTCACTTATTATCTTAACATTATACCATATTGTTTCCTGATTGTCAAGATAATTCATAGGCTTTTTAAAGCCAACCGTTTAGCAGAGTTCTTTGTACTTGTTTTTATTCAAGCACAGCGGCAAAATCTACCGCTAAATAACTGTTCTGGTGCGCCGTAGTTACTTGCATTACAGTTCCTATTACTTTCCCCCACTACGTTAAGGGTACTGACCAATTTCTTGGCGGGGCTACTACTTCTTTAAGGTGTCTTTACACCTGAGTAACCCTCTTGCGGTTTCCCACAAGGTTAGACTATCTCATAACCCTATTTTGGGCTCTTCGTCCATAGTCGTTGCAAGGGTATCTGTATACCAAACATGATAACCATTTATACACTTACTTTTTTTAAGAGCTGTTCTTAATGAGTTTTCTGTCACATTTAAATATTTCACAGCTTCTGACACGCTCTTAAAAGTTTTTATATATCCATTTATAACATTCATGGCGAAAATCTTTCTGCCACACCTTCCACCAAACATTTTGCCATTTTCACGAGAAGCTCTTTTATGTGCTTCTGTATCAAAAGACAGCAACCCATTATCAACAGCATGTTGAGCATTTTCAGAGGGTGTTACCCATTCTAAATTCTCTACATGATTATTTAACTTGTTTCCGTCTTTATGATTTACCATAGGCTTATTTTCTGGGTTAGGTATAAACGTTTCAGCTACAAGTCTATGTATCTTTTTTGTTTTTCTGCCTTTTTCGTTATAAAGATTTACATAAGCGTATCCTCTAGTTCCAACTCTAGGAACTAGCTCTTCTCCCCCTTTATAAGCGGAAAGAACTTTTCCAGATGTAGTTATCAAATAATTTGGATAATCTTTAATTACTTGTTTCACTTTCGTTACTCCTTTTAAAATAGATTTTCACATAACCTTCTCACATGATTGCCATGCCTTTCGGTTTAGGAGTTCCATGTTTTCACGAAGTTTAATCGAGTGCATTTCTGCACAAGTGGACTAATGCTATCGGCTTACGCCGCTGTCTTCATCCAAGCTGGGTCATCCCGCAATGTTCTTGATTGATGCTATCTGTTACTTTTATGACCAATTTCTTGGCGGGGGAAACACTTCAATGTAGGGCGTACAACTCCCTAACGGAATCCCCTCTTATAGTTTCCTATAAGTCCAGACTATCTCATCTTCCTCTTTTCAAGGAAGTAACGTCCATAGTCGTTGCAAGGGCACAGATATTTTACAGTATGTAAGGTCTTTTTATTTTATATGACATACTGTCGATTATAAAAGGCTCAATTAAATCAAAGAGTTTCTGGGTCTCATCTGTTCCAATATAAATTCTTTTTCCTTTTCTTGATTTTGGACTAGCCACACTACTTTTGATTCCGAAGTTTTTGAACAAAGCATTTCTCAATAAATTTATATCTTTATCGTTAAACGCATCAGTACAAAACATTGCAAAAGCATTTCTGGTTTTTAATCTTTTTGTTATGGAAACATAGGAACTTGTCCCATCATCCATAAACCAATAAGCTAACCCTCTTACTGTCAGTAATTCTTCAATATTTTGAGGAACTCCTTTTATACCGTCATTTACAAATAGCTTATAAATGTCCATTAATTCAAAAGAAGACAATGAGTTAAAATAAACTGTAGTATATTCTCCACTTTTCTGTTTTCTCGGTGGAGTACCACACATATCTTTAAATATGCCATAAAGGTGATTGACATAATCTTCTTGTTTTATAGACTGACCTATATTAAATCTTGCTGTTTTTTCTGATACTTTAGAGATGCTTCCATCTCCCAACAATTTTCCTATTAAAATTTCTTGCTGTAAGCTATTCATTAATGTATCCTGCCTTCTCACATGATTACCTTATCAGTGAACAACTCTGACTTAGGCTTCCATGTTTTCACGTTATTTTTCAAGACGACTTACGCCGCCAAGTCCCCACAATAAGGATGTACGAAGCAAATGTAATAATTGCCACCAATTTTCGGTGCATTGTTAGTTGACAGAATTTCAACAGCATCTTTAATAGTTGCTACTGATAATTCATTTGCACCTGTGGCAATATCACCTCTTGCAGAAATTTTAGCCGCATCTTTTTTACGTCCAAAAATTTTAGAAGTGCCTACGTCACCTGTACAAGCGGTATCTCTCAATTCACATTCGATTGTATGTCCAATGTTTCTGCCCAGCAATTTTAAGCTGTTAGCCATCTGGTCAACAAAAGAGAACTGTAAAGATAATGAAGTAATTGCTGTTGCAGTACCATGCTCTGTAACAACAATTTCTTTCATTGTAGAGCTTAAAGTTTGAGATTTAATTCCCTCACCTTCAAGCAATTCTGGTGGCAACTCTAAGTTTTTGTAAGTCAACATCTTTATAGTATTGCCAGGTTGAGTCATTAACTCAGTTTTTACAGCCGCAAACTGATAAAATCTCATAACTGGTTCAGCTTGATAGTCTAATTCTTTAGAATACACAGGTTTTAATTCGTTAATTAAGCGAATCGCATTACCTGCGACTAATTCAGTACCACCCTCACGAATAATTGTATTAATATCATTCGCTGTTGGGAATTTTGGTGTTTGGTTTTCAGACATTTAAAAAATCACTCCTATTAAAATTTACGATTTCCTGAATCTCCAAACATTACTTTTCGCAAAGCTTCGTAAGTTTGATTATCCATGTCTCTGACAGATGCTAAAGCATCTTTATTTTTTGATTCAAAGATATTATTCATATCTGGTGTCGGTAATCCCAGATTTGGTTTATATTTCTCTTTGACTTTATCTTGCAAAGCTTTTGCTTTTGCATATGTACTATCAATTTCTTCCTTAGTAGAACCTATTACTAAGTCTTTGAAATCTTCGTCAATATCACTTAATTTAGAAGCTTTATATGCTTCCACTTCTTGTGATTGTTTGTAAGCTTCAAATTCAGCTCTAGCTTTTTCTACCTCTGCTTTTAATTCATCCCGCTCTTTTGTGAGAGCTTCCAATTCTTCTTTACCCAAAGATTGTCCCTCCTGTTTTGCTTTTTCAATCAAGTCTTTAAGCCGTGTTATCTCTTTATCTCTTTCTGCTACAGTATCTTCAAGTCCATTGGATTTTAAAATCTCAGCATTAAGCTTTTCACTCTTAACTTTCAGCTCACCTTTTAATCTCTCAATTTCAGGGTACAGTTTTGCTTTTTCCTGTTCCCTTGCTTTGGACAGTAACGCATCTATATCTACTTGTGTTTGTGTGTTCTGCGCTGGTGCAGGTTCTTGACCAGTCACTTGTGTACCCTTTTCTTCTTCTGACATTAATTCTTCCTCCTAATAAATAACAATTACTTACCTTGTGGTTTCATTGAAACCTTTGTACCATTGGTAGGCATCCTGTTAGCAGGTTTTTTATCAACCTGCAACTTTACCGCTGGGGTAATATTTGTATTAGCATTTGATGGCTTCATATATTTCTCCGCTGACACTCTACCACCTCCTTCTTTTATAAAGTATCTATATTATACCTTTTTTGAAGGTTAGGTTTTCTCTAATCCAGTAAAGAGTTTTTTTTCTTTACCATCTCTATTAGTTCCAACCTTATTTTTAAAATCCATTTGAGGATTAGCATTATTTTCTACTGGAATTTCTTCCTTCTCTGGTTCTAACATTACTGAACCATCAGAAGGATTTACTAATCTGTTTCCTGCTGGCATACTTAAAGGAGCAATACCATAATATAATGGATTTTCCTTACTATCTTTATCAATCTCTTTTAACAATGCTTGTGGGGAATCTTTTTTAAGTCTTTCTAAAGCATTTTCTCTGCTCTCTAATCCAGCTTTCATTTCTTGCTGAATCTGACTTAACTCTTGAACCATATCACGAGGTAAAATATCCCCAAAAACAACTCTATGAGTAAATAATTTAAATCTATCTGATTCCTTAACAGAAATCATATCTTCTTTTAAGCCAATTAATAAAATAATTTTATTTACAAGTTGAACAGAAGCTCCTGTCATTACTTGTTTTGTTTTTATTAAATCTATTAAAGGCATAAAAGCTATTTGAAAAGCTGTTCCACTTAAATTTGCAGGCGGTGCTTCTCCACCTATAGCTAATTTTGGCATATTAGCAATCTCAAACATATTAGTTTTGGTGTTGCCAATATAATTAATACTTGCTCCTAAATCACCTTGCAATTCTAAGTTGAACACTTTAGCATCTTTAGGCAATCCACCCCAAACATTATTTGCGCCTCTTTCAAGATTAGCTATTCTTGCACCAGTAATAATTGTTGTTGGTGCGGCATGATAAGTTAATATTTCGGAAACATCAGAACATTTAGCGTTTAACTCTAAATTTAATGGTATAATATCTTCTAGGTCAGATAGACCAAAATTAGAGCCAGACAAGGGTAAATTTCTAAAATGTACGATTGGAATAATCCCATATGGGTTAGAAATAACCACATCATCTTTTCCATCTTCTTGTTTTCTTACCTCATCTTTAGTATAAATATATTTAATTGTAACTGTTTTTTTACCCGCAAATAAAGTAGGCTCTCTTTCAACATTATAAATAATAGATACAGACTCTAAAGCATCAGGAGAACCGTTATAACCATCTTTATATTTTGGAAAAACGATACTTGAAGGAATACTAAATAGTCGTATTCTACCTTTCGGATACATTCCGAAAGGGTCATTAATTTCACTAGAACTTTCATAATGAACATGGATATATGCATCTCCTGTAACAGATTTACACTGTCCAATATTCATCATTAATTCTGAACCATTATTGTCGTCCCATACTCCATTTACAAAACTTTGTATATCTTTTTCAAACTCTTTATCAAATTTAAAGGTAAAACCACCATTAAATTCAGTGCTAACATATTTATTTACAAAACGTCTACACCAATTTTGAGTAGTTTGTGGTGAGTCTTCATTAGTAGCGATGTAATCAAAATGATACCCTAAAAAGAAATTCCAAAACCTCTCATATTCAGCAAGTCTTGCAAGGTCTGCCTCTCCTAAGTAAGAAGTTTTATCATTCAACTTAACAAACGGTTCTACCATTTTTGTTAAAAGTGAACGATAACCTGATACCAAATCCAAACCATCACCACCTTCTTCTTAATCTTTGATTTAATCTATTTGTGAAATGATAGCTACTAGAATTTGTCTTAAAGAACTCATTTTCTGTAACCAATTCTGGTGCTCCCATTTCCGTTTTTAATCCCCACACCATTAAAGCGGCACTAAAGGGGTAATCATCATGTTTATTTCTTTCTTTAGGATGTCTTACAACTAAATGATTATTCTGATACTCTTTTTGTAACTCCAAAAACTGTTCTTGAAATTTTTTAAATTCTATTGTTTCAGCAGTTTTAGGAGAAGCAGGATAATGAAAACAATTAGCTTTTAAATAAGCATCAAAGTATTTCATTAACGCAGATTTTGAAGGAACAGTAAATACAAAAGGTACAACAGGGCATTTTAGATTAGCCGCAAGCCTGTCAACAACAGGTGCACCTACCCCTGTTCCATCTACTACAATACCTTTAACTGTAAAATTCTTTAAGAAATCCATTATCTTATAATACTGCTCTTCATAGTTGTCACCAACTATTTCTAACCAGTCTAAAATTCTCACATCATATAAAACATAGTCAGGAACTCCTGCTTCTGTTGCCTGTTCTACAATTATAGGATTTGTATAATCTGGAAGTCCTACAGTCACTACTGTACTATCCTGTGACTTACCTATATCAATTCCTACTATGCACTGAGTATCATAACATACGTATTCTCTATCTTTATTTTTCATTGCTATTGGTTCTTCTGTGAACTTATTAGCATCAATAAACATTCCATATTGAAACATCCACTTTAATTTATAACTCATTTGATATTCTTCGCTATTTTCCCCTAAAACCATCTTAGCTGATTCTAAAGTCTTAGCATAATGCGGATTAGCTTTTACTACCACATCGCAATCAAATTCAAAATGACTCTTTAATCTTATTTCCTCATTTTCCCACCGCTTTTTATTTAATTGAATAGTATCATAAAAAAAGTTCTTATTGATATTTGGTGTTCCAATTAAAATCTTTGTTCCATTATAAAACGAAACTGTTGGGAAAATAGATTTTTTAAATTTAAAATTACTGATATCCTGTGCCTCATCACATATTAAAATATGATATGAACCACCCTCTATATTTGAACCTTCACTTGCACTTTTACAAGTAACAGTAGATTTTATATTTAAATTATTAAACTCTAATGTTATCTTTTCGCCATTAAATGTTCCGAATCTTACATTAAAATCTGGATTTGTTAATACCTCTAATGCGGAAGAACAAGAAACACAATCTTTTATGTTTTCAAATATAATTTGTGATTGCGCTTTTGTTGGAGCAAAGATTCCTACCATTACACCATCTTTAAATAACCTAAATCTTTTATCATCAGAAAACATTGGCATATTTGCCAAGATAGGAAGAAAAATAATTAAACCCGCAACAGTGTTACTAACTGTAAAGCTTTTTCCACTCTGACGAGACATTAAAGCTGTTAAGGTTTCAGAATCATTTTCTATTACTGCTCTTATAATTCTCTTACTAAAATGTGCTTGATACGAAAACATTTCTTTGCCTGACAAAAGATAGCAAAAATCAAAAATTTTGTTGACTAATTCTGTAGTCGAAAACATATCTTGTGCCATAAATACCTCTATCTAAAAATAAATAAACCTAGTAAATAATACTAGGTTTATTATAGTATATAGGTTAGTATCTCCCTATAATCCAATATCCATTTTTGCTTCTAAAAGTTAATCGTTTGCCTGTTTCACGTTCTTTTTGCTGTAATTTATCATACTCACGCTTTGAAATACGTTTCATATTATTTCATCACTCTTTTCATTGTGTTATTATTATACCATAAATTTATAGATTTGTCAATAGATTTTTTTAAAATATTTTAATTTTTTATTCTTTTTTTGTCATTAAATGAATAAATTCATCATCTGTCCATAAAAAGATTTTCTTTTTTCGTTCTCCTCGCATCTCTGCTACATAACAGCCAGGAATTCCTACTCGATATCCTTTCGTTTTAGCATAAGACGGATATACTTGAAAAGTTCCTCCCCAAACCTCATACGTAATTTCTGGTCTAGGCTCTTTAGTGAATTTATTATGCTCTATTACTACTCGTTCTTTTTTATATCGTTGGTGATGATGTTCACGCCATATAACAGTAGCATTTATCCAATCCCAAACACCATCTCTTTTTGGTGCTTGATGTTGAACAAAATGAATATAACAATTACTGCCCACATTAAAATAGAGAAAACAAAACTCTGCCATATAAATTTCAGGCTTGCCTATCAATGTTGCTAACATAAGCTCAGGGGTAAAATATGAATCATGCTTCCTTCTTCCTGCCCAATGGTTTCCATCTATAATATACAAAATTCTATCAGCATAAGGCTTCATTATTTCTGCTAACTCGTATACTTGCTTATCACCTATTGACCACTCTTCTGTAACATTAGATTTAGAAAGCTTTGTTGCACCATTTCCTGCATCTCCCCCTATGCCCACATACATATTAGGAATTGACATTAAATAATTGAATGTCTCTATAAATAATTCTCTGTTACAAAGCCCCCAATGAATATCTGAAAGGTTTGTGAAATAGGCTACCTCTTCATCTGTTCTAAAGATTACGATATGTTTTCGTAAATCCTCAAATATTATATCTTCTTTGCGCTTCAAGTTATATCTCCTTGTAAACATTCTTTAGCAGACTTATCTTCTCTAAATCTAATGAATCTTGGATTAATTAACGTAACTACTCTACCATCTTTGCTTATCAAAGAATTCTGATATTGTATCTCCACAACCTTACCTATATATGAATCTTTTCCCTTCTCTTTTATTTCCGCTTTTAATTCGTCTGATAAATTGCTTGCAGTACAAACGTAAACTAACTTATTATCTTTATAAGCTCCACAAACTACCCCACCTACCCATTTATTATGATAGGATTTAGTAACTGGAATCCTTGTTCCAAAACTTGTTGTTTCCCAATATTTCCACTTTAATAATAAATCATCGTCACTTAATTTACCATTATAAAGACTTGATGGCGGTTCAAACCCCATAATAACTAAATCTGCTGTTTTTATACTCTTATACTTCAAAAAATTACCGCTCCTTTTTTCTACATAAGGTGCAAAAATATCTTTCAATATTAATCCCTCTTTACCACAAGACCAAAAAAACGTTAAAAGGTCTGCAAAAGATTTAGTAGGTTTTCTAATATCTTGAGTTAATTCAAAAATAGCCCCCTGTGTTTTACAATTCTCTATAAAATAACTTGGCACCATTTTAATATAATCACTAAACATATATCTAATATTATCTAAAATTTTTAACCGCTCAATAAGAGGTAAATCTTTTATATCTTTACCATTATAATAAACAATATCAAATACTTTAAAAGTTAAGTATCCATTTTTATTCTGAAATGCTATTGCATTTTCAGGTGTTGCTCCTGTAACTTTCTGGACTTCAAAAAAGTGAGAATCATTTCCATAAACTAATTCACCATCTAAAACTGTTCCTGCTAAAGTATGTAAATCACAATCTCTTAAATGCGGTAACTTATCTGTTGCTTCATCTCTCTGCCCTGTCTTTTTAGAAAAGCCACGTAACACTATCCTATTAAACTCTGTTCCTATATGCATACATGCTCTATGCCCATCTAACTTCTCCTGTGCAATATAAAACCCTTCTGCACTTTCTAATTCCTTAAATGTCCCCACTTTACAAGTCTGAGGAGTTACGTCAACCATTTCAACACCTCTTTTGCAAGAACTTCTTGAACATACTTTTTATACTCTTCTACAGTTTTAAAATCATTATGAACAGTTATATCAAAAGATGAAAAACTATCTAATTCTGTCTCGCTTTTACTTAAAGATTGCTGTAAAGTGAGTCCATTTCTAAATAATTGATGCTCTCTCTCCACCCTGATAACCAAAGGAGAAAATTCTTTCATTTCCATTATTTCATTTTCGTAACGACAATCAGCAACAATATAAACAGAATTAGAAGAAAGACTGAGACTATCTCTCTCTACTCCTTTTATTGCAGACTTTAAACAATCTATCCAATAATTTTGATTATATTTTCTTACAGATTCACCAATATCTATTAATAATTGCCGACCTTTTTCATCTTTTTTACCATCCCATTTAAAAACTGTTTCGCAAATATACTTCAAGCTATCAGCATAATGAATAATTAATACATCTTTGCCCTGTTCTTTTAAATAATCCCCCAATACTTTTGCTAAAGTATCTTTTCCACTTCTGGCTTTCCCACTTATTAAAATAACTTTTTTTGACATTTTAATACCACCTAATAATTATTTTGTTTGTTTAATTTTTAAATCATCATAAGCATCATATCTTAACTTTGTATATTTAGTATGTTTAACCCTATCTTCACACTCTTTTTGCTTACCCTTATTAAAATTTCTATAATCAACTGTTAAATACAATTATGTTATCGCTAGGCTTTTTATCCTAACTTCTTACGGTTTCCCATAAGTTCGGCGTACATTTTTACCCTCAACTTTACTTGTTAGGGTATCGGACACTCTTGGCAGGATTATATTTATTCACCTGCTACGCTCTACAGTAGCTATCAGCCTTTCGCTATCTAATAACTTACCTCGGTATTCCCTTAATTTTTTTAAACTTATCACATTTCTTAAGTATTGTCAAGTAAAAATTTTAGGGTTCACCGATTTTGCCCAATAATTATATTTACAATTTCTTGTAAATACGGCTATTCAATAACCTGTAACCCTTCTTAAACGTAAAATATTATTGCTTCCGCAATTCGGGCAAACACTTGGGATATCACTCTGTAATCCGCAATCATGGCAAACATCAATAGGGAAATTATAAGCTAAATAGGGAACATCAATAGACATTGCGTAATCCATAATATCCTCTACTGCTTGCTCATTTTTCATTGCATCTGCTTCAAACTCAATATAAGTAATACAGCCTGCTGTTGGGTATTCACAGAACTTAGCTTCAATATCTAATTTTTCAAAAATAGATGCTTGTTGCCAAACTGGAACATGATGCGAATTAGTTATATATTCCCTATCTGTAACATTAGGTATTACTCCAAACTCTTTCTTTAAAGCCAAAGCATATTTATATGCCAATGTTTCAGCAGGAGTAGCATAACAAGAGAAATTCAAATTATGTCTTTCACTTGCTTCAACCGTTCTTTGATAAATATGCTCAACAACTTTTAAAGCAAAATCTAAACTCTCCTTAGATTCATAATGGTCGGCACCAAATAATGCTTGGCACATTTCAGCAATACCAATATATCCAAACCCTAGTGTGAAATGCTTTAATGTTTCATAAATTCCTTTTTCTCTTGCCAATTTTGCATCAGCAACAATATTATTGTTATACATAAATGGAGCGGCTTTTACACTTTGCTTACACATATAAAAGAATCTTTCTATTAAGCTTTTTTCTGTTAAATCTAATACTTCATCAAGCTCTATCCAGAATCCTTCTAAATCTAATGGTTTTCCTAAACAAATGCCATGCCTTATGCCAATTCTAGGCAAATTAATGGTTACAGGACAAGCATTACCTCTACCATCTTTCTTATACCCCATTCCATGTCTATCTTTGCCTATCAAGGTTCTACACGTATTCTCCACTATCGCTAGTGGTACTGACTATATTATCTGTTTTTTTAAAAACAGCCCTCCGCTTCGGATACGGTGTCTATCTCCGTCCCTACGCCGCTACACTCATCACGGCTAGTCGATACACTTTGTTCATCACAATATTCAAATGTAAAAATTTTTTTATAAGGAACTTTTGTTTTTCCTTTTAAAATCTTCATAATGGAAGTTTTGCCGCCTCTTATTCCACAAGACTTAGCACAAGAAATTAAAGTATCAAAAATTTCTTCTTCGCCTGTTTGAAGATTTATTTTTTTCACTTTACGAGCATTTGGATTTTTAGCACCTAACTTAGTTTTTCTTATTTTCTCTTTTATAACTTCTAATTCTTTAGAATTCTTATTTTTATAAGTATTTCCCCCACATTTAGAAGTAACATCAACTTCATTATAACCCAAAGCAACACTGCTGAAAAAATTTATCCAAAAAATCTCTTTTTCTGTTAGTTCCTCTTGTGTTTTCGCAGTATCAATAATTTCATAACAAAACAAATTTTTTCCATATTTTCTAATAGCTCTTGCAAATTTAGTATCAAGTTTTCCGCTTAAACTATCAGTAATATGTCTATGAAACCTATCCTGCACAGGTCTTATTGTCTGCCCAATATAAACTTTTCCATTTTGAATATTAGTTATTTTATAAACCCACATCTTATCACCAGATTTACGCAATATATGAACCTTAGCACGGTCTCAACTCAAAGAGTCCTAACCGTTAGCAACCTACTGGTCACACCGCCTGACGGCGTTCAAAGGGTTTTAAATGGGCTAAGTTCCACTTACCCATTGTAGCCATTTCTTCATCAATGTTTGAAGCAGGATTTTTACTCCAATCACAATTTACAATGTTTGGATATATCCTTTTACTTAAACTCTTTATGGCTAATTTTTTTAAATCATAATTAGGAGTTCCCTCTCTATCATTAACCCCTTTTTTGTATTGAAAAATACTTATTGGGAAAATCGGAGTTAAATGATTTTTGCCTATTCCCTCAATAGAAGCATTTAATAACCATTTTGTTACTAATCTTCCTTCTGGTGTTATATCTAAACCATAATTAATTGAGGTAAAAGGTAATTGGCTACCTGGGCGACTCTCTAAGGTGTTTAAATTATGATACATTGCTTCTGTACTCTGTTTTCCTTCAAGCTCTAACATAGCATTTGCGTATTCATATGCCTTTTCATATTTCTTAAAGACATCATTATCTATATGTATATTCTCTTCATTGTTTTTTAAAAAGCCTAAAAAATATTCCAATTCTTTATCTATTTCTTTTTGCTCTACATATTTCATACCATTTTTGAAATGTTTTACAAAACTCTTTTTTACAAATGGTGCTAAATCTCTATCTATATGTGCAGAAGCTATTCCACCAAACTGACATTGGCTTTGAGCCTGAAATATTACAGCTACTAATTGGCAAGCAGTGCTAAAGCTTCCTGCCCCTCTTACATCACCATTTCTTGTAATAAAACCATTTGTCAATAGCGGTACTAAATCCGAAAACAAGCAGTTGCTCATCCCAACACTATAACTATCTAAATCGTGAATATAAATTCTTGCCTCTTTATGTGCTTTAGCTACATCACTTGACATTAAATCATTTAACGCAATATCTTTATGTATTACTGCGGCACTTTCAAATTTTCTGCCACCAAAACTTTCTTCATCTACATTTGCATTTTGATTCATCACATTTGTACATTCTATTTTACTTAATATTTCTTTTCTTAACGCAGAATCTCTTTCCCGCTCTCTATTTCTTTTTTCCCTATATAAAATAAACTCTTTCGCTACATTTTTAAAATTTGATGCCATTAACTCTTTTTCAATCATATCTTGAATAAATTCAACTTCTGGAATACTTTCTGCTGTCTCTTTAATTTTAGATTCTATCTTGTTTGCTAACCTTACTTCTTTTCCTTCTAACATTCCTAAACTTTTAAAAGCTTTTAGAATCGCATTAACAATTTTAGAAGAATCATAATCTACAATTCTTCCATCCCGCTTTTTCACCTTAGTAATCACTTTGAACACTCCTTATAACAAACACTTCCTTTGCAAATAAATTATTTTGTTTTTTACAGTTGTAACAGTGTTTTTTATAAAGTTTATTGCATATAAACAAAATAGCTAGGGCTTCCCCTAACTATTCAATTTTTAAAATGGAGCTAGTGGCAGGAATTGAACCCGCAACCCACGGCTTACAAAGCCGTTGCTCTACCTATTGAGCTACACTAGCATGGTATGCCTCTCCGAATCGAACGGACTCTGCTGGGCTTCAACCAGCCGCTTTAACCAACTAAGCTAAAGGCATGTATGGTGACGTATGGGAGAATTGAACTCGCCATCCCAACATTGAAAGTGTTGTGTCCTAGCCATTAGACTAATACGCCATTTTGGTGTCCTATCTCAGATTCGAACTGAGACTATACGGATTTTAAGTCCGTTCCCTCTGCCGATTGGGGTAATAGGACATGGTTGAAGCAGATGGAGTTGAACCATCATTTCTGCGTTATCAGCACAGCATACTAACCCTTGTATTATGCTTCAATATGGATGCCAGAGTAGGACTCGAACCTACACTTAACAGAGTCAAGGTCTGCTGTGTTACCATTACACTATCTGGCAAATAAGAACTAAGCTGGCTGTCAACCCAGCATCTCCTACCAGAGCTTCTCTGTGGCGGTAGCTGACCGTTCTACCCTTTAGTCCTAGTATATAAAATGGCTTGGTTGGCACTTTCTTCTTCGGCTCTATACCTAGCTGTAAATTAGCTCAGTGCGAACTGATAAAGCCTCGGCATATACTTATACAGTTAAATATATACTATCAATGGCTAACTTCTGTCTCTATGAACAAAAGGCGTGAGTTTTTTAAAGTCCCTAGCAGACCAATGTGTCAGATTTTTCTGTTGCTGACCCAACTTAATGCGCCCTAAGTCACTAATGGTTATCTAGACTCACTATTTTATTTTAACCCCAAGCTATTATAATCTATTTGGTTTCCCATGCAGGAATCGAACCTGCACACAAGGTTTAGCTTACTACTCTATATTTCTATAGCCACATATGTGTTGTAGTCTGGACTATTTCTTTACCATTTCAGGTAAGATGCGTATAGTCTCTACAGAACCCCTTGTAAGAAGGTTTCCTCGGAGTTGTCTTCGGCTTTGTTTAGCAAATATTCCGTTAAGAGATTCTCCGATATAGCATCTTCCAGTTCAAGTGTTACTCCTTGAAGCTGTATCATTTTTGTTAATTTACCTCTACAAGAACAACTACAACAGTTACAATTATATTTTGTCTTCTTTACTAAAAAAGATTTATTTCGAGCTAGCGAGAACACTTTCTTGCAACAAGGACATTTTAACAAAACCATGTGTTTCTTTAGTTTTAATCCATGTTTTTTAGCATGCTCTCTTATAGACAAAATTTCTAAATTTTTGATGTTGTTATCTTTCTTATTCAAATTTTTATGATGTACAACTTCATTCGCATTAAGTAACCGACCAAGATGATTTTCCATAACAATCCTATGTAAAAGAACGTAACCATTCTTAGTTGCTTTTGGATGTTCAGGAACTAAAGCATATAAATAATCGCCTTTACTTACAATTTTCTTAATGTTCCACATGAACGCTCCTATCTTTAAAGACCTTTGCTCTGTCCATTGAGCTAATGGGAAATATGGTGCAGGGAGTAGGAGTCGAACCTACGATGTATCTTACGTGCCAGATTTACAGTCTGGTGCAATCGCCAACTATGCAACCCCTGCATTATTAATTGGTGTGAATAGGAGGAATCGAACCACCGACATTCTGCTTGTAAGACAGATGCTCTCCCATCTGAGCTATATTCACATTAAGTGACAGGGAAATGTCCCCATCTACGGTAGCCCCAGAGCTTACGCCCAAGCTAAAACTTTTTATTTGGGAGCGGGTATGGGAATCGAACCCACCTTAAACAAGCTTATGAGGCTTGCGAGAACACCTTGCCTCCCACCCGCAATCTAATCTAATGCCAGAGCATTTGCTAGCTTTACTCTGGCAAATTAAAAGGATTTTTTTAGACGATGCCATTACGACAGCGGAAATCCGCATCCTCCACTTTGCGCTAGGGAGTGCCTTATCCTTTTATAGTCTTTGGTCTTTGTGGCAGGATTTGAACCTGCGACCCTTCGCTCCCAAAGCGAATGCGCTACCAAACTGCGCCACACAAAGATTGGTTGAGGGTACTGGAATCGAACCAATATTAAGCAATTATAAGTTGCCTAGTCTACCGTTGACTTAACCCTCCATTGGCACTTAGGGTTGGACTCGAACCAACAACTACCGCTTTAACAGAGCGGGATTCTACCATTGAGCTACCTAAGTATGGCGAGCCGTGAAGGAATCGAACCCCCATTAATGGTTTTGGAGACCACTGTTCTACCGTTAAACTAACAGCCCATTGGAGCGGTAAACGAGAATCGAACTCGTAACATTAGCTTGGAAGGCTAAAGTTTTACCCTTAAACTATTACCGCACTATATCTATATTATAGCATATTTTTGCGTATTTGTCAAGCATTATTTTTTATTGGAGAGTCAGCACGGAGTTGAACCGTGAATTTTAACGGTTTTGCAGACCGTTTCCTTACCCCAAGAATACACTGACTCGTGTGGAGGAGGACATGGGACTCGAACCCACAAACGACTTTAATCGCACGTCAGTTTTCAAGACTGATGCCTTACCATTAGGCTAATCCTCCATAGACCGCCAGCCTGGTAAGCTGTAGCGGTCACATCTGTTTTTTTGTTTAGTGATTCAAGCACTGTAAATCAACACCCTGATAGCGGGAGGGTATCGAATAAGGTCAGTGCATAACCTTCATCTCGTAGTAACCTTTATCGCTGGTTAATTCGCCCTTTCGCTTTCTGCTCTAGCTACGTCTATGGAGCATAGGATAAGCAATAACCTAATTTATAGTCACCCTTTTTTAAGGGCTTCCCACTCTTGTTTGTAATCTTTTACCTTTTCATATTCATCAGCATAAAGTTTTTCAAGAAGTGTCATAAGTCTTGTATGAGCTATTAAACAAAAACATAATGATTTTTGTCTTTCTTTATGGTATTTTAAAAGCAATTTTTTTCGAGCCAATGCTTTGCCTTTTTCTTCGTCAAACACATCTGCTCCATGAACTCTTGTTGTTGCACTCAATGTATCAGGAATTACAGAAGCATCAAAAGTATACCAAGCACCTGCACCTTTTGCAAGTTTATTTGTTTTGCGTACAACATCTCCACGACAATTAGTTGCAATAGCAGTTACTGTTCCTTTTTCTTTGTTTACTACATACTTAATCTTATCCATTCGAATTCTCCTTTGTTTTTTATTATGTATATATTATACCACACTTTTTTCCTTTTGTCAAGTATTATTTTTAATTTCCTGTAGAACCAAAACCACCAGCACGTTCTTCTGTTGTATCATCATAGTCTACTTTATCATATGATGAAATAATTCCTTGAACAATTCTTTCACCTGCTTTTAATACTACAGGCTTATCTCCAAAATTTATGACTGCCGCAAAAATCTCTCCATCATTTGTTTTATTGCCAAAATAATCAGCATCTATAACACCTACTGTGTTGCCTAATGCGAGGTTTCTTTCGCACAAAGAACTTCTTGGTGCCATAAGTAAAAATTTATCTGATTCAAGCCTTGCTTTTACTCCCAATGACACTAAAGTAGGCGTAAGAGAAATTCTTACTTGTCCATCTTTTAAAGAATAAACAGGAGGAATTTCTGTATCCCTATAACAGTACATATCATAACCAGCACTTCTTGCCGTCTTTCTTGTCGGCAATTTTGCATCTTTGTAAATTCTTTCAAATCTCTGCATTTACTGCTCCTTTATCAACTGCACAGTAACATTTCTTCTACCGAATTTATATGCCTGCGCTTTTGTTGGAAAATAAATATCTATTCTATTGCCTACAATAGCTCCACCAGTATCTTTAACCTCGTAGTAACCACTGTATTCGCCAGCAATAATATAAACTCTGCTGTGCATGGGCAACACGCTTGTATCTGCGGCTATAATTCCCTCTCTTACAAATTCACCAGAAGCAGTTCTGCCGTAATCTGGGTGCCAAGAAGGTCTTCCACATTCATCTTCTGCCGCTGTGTAAGCTGTTGCTACCATATCATAAGAAATAATTTTTGGCGGTTTAAGTTCATACTCTATTTTTATTTCCGAAGCATCAACTCTTGGTGTTGAATTTGGTTCGTCTATTGGTAGAACCAAAAAGAGCATCAGAAGCAGTGTTGCTAAAACACTTATCAGCTTCTTAATAAAACCACCTCATTCACATTTATATTTAGACCCACATACTTGACAAATATATTTGTCGTTATCTACCCTACAACGCTCGCCACAGCAAAAAACATCTCCATCAAGTATGTAAGGGTCTTTTTCAAAATGCTTAACTCCATCAGAGTCAATCCAAAACTGCTTGGGTGTGTCCCCGCCCTCGCCTGTTATAGACTGCCTAATCTGTTCAAGCATTAAGATACAAGCATCAATTTGTTCTAAAGCTAATTCTTTATTCATTCTGCCACCAACTTTGCAATTTTTATTGTATTATATCACACTTTTGGTTAATTGTCAACACCTTTAAAACATTCAGGTGTTAAATCATAGCTTACACTATCACACAATTCTATTTTTTCGCCTATAAACAATGCCTGTGCATAACATTGAATAGCCATTGATAAATTGACTTCGTAATTCTCTTTTTCACTTTCCTCAGAAAGTTTCTTTAAAAATTTATCAGCACTTGCTAACATAGCATCTTGCGCTTTTGTAAAAATACCCCTAATTATTAAAACCTCTCCTGCATTTTTTTCTGCAAGAAATTTAAACAAGTCATATAACGGTAAATCTACAATGTCTTCTTCTTTCATTTCTACACCTCATTTCAGAATGTATTAACATTATACCATAATTTTTAGCGTTTGTCAACACTTTTTTGCAAAAAAATTTAACTAAAAATAATTCACAAAGATTTCACAAATTTCTCTAAAAAATCTATTGACAAATCTTCATTTTTGTGCTACCCTATATAATTATTATTAATATAATAATATAATATTATTAAATATATATATAGAGACAATATATAACGTAGTTATATATTGTTTCTTTCTTTGCTTCTTTCTTTCTTAAAGCATATTTTTTTTAAAAATTTTAAAAAACACTTGACAAAAAGAAAAAAATGTGGTATAATAGTATTACAATCAAAAAGAAAGGGAGTAAAAAATGCTGTTAGCTAAGGGAAAATATAACGAAGCAAAAATATACTCTGATAGATTTGATGAAAATGCTTATTCGCAAATTATTGAACTATGTAATAATAACTCATTTAAAGATTCAAAAATTAGAATCATGCCAGATTATCATGCAGGAAAAGGATGTGTAGTAGGATTTACTGCTAATTTATCTAAACTGGAAGTTATTCCTAATATTATTGGCGTAGATATTGGATGTGGAGTATTTGTTTATCGTTTAGGTAAAATTGATATAGACTATATTAAATTAGACGAATTTATTCGCAATAATATTCCATCTGGAATGTCTGTTAATAACAAAGTATCTACAAAATATGATTTAAGTGTTTTAAAATGTTATTCAAAATTAATAAATATTCAAAGGATTGAGAATAGTTTAGGTACTTTAGGTGGAGGAAACCACTTCATTGAGATTGATGTTGATGCTAGCGATAATAAATATTTAATTATTCATAGCGGTTCTAGAAACTTAGGAAAACAAGTATGTGACATATATCAAAAACAAGCTTATGATGATTTACATAACAGAAAGAATGATATAGCAGAGCTGATAAAAAACACTCCTCCAAAAGATAGAGAAAGAGTATTAAGAGATTTTAAAGCGCAAACACCTATTATTAAAACTGGCTTGGAAAGCTTAAAAGATAGAAAATCTGTAATGGATTATTTACATGATATGGACTATTGTGTTAATTGGGCAAAATTAAACAGAAAAGAAATTGCACTTAAAATTCTAGGACATTTATTCGTGTCTTATAGTCCTCAAAAACAATTTGAGTCTGTGCATAATTACATTGAGTATAGAGACAAAGCTGATGTATTTACAGGAATTTTTGTTAGAAAGGGAGCTATTTCTGCCCTTAAAAACCAATTATGTATAATTCCTATGAATATGCGTGACGGTAGCTTAATTTGCATAGGAAAAGGTAATCCTGAATGGAATTACTCAGCTCCACATGGAGCAGGTAGGTTAATGAGCAGAGGACAGGCTAAAGAGCTTGTTAATTTAGATGAATATAAATACAGCATGAGAAACATTTATTCATCTAGTATAAATAAATCAACGATTGATGAATCTCCTATGGCTTACAAACCTATGGATGAAATTATAAATCAAATTCAAGAAACAGTTGAAATAGTAAAAATAGTTAAACCAGTATATAATTTTAAAGCTGGGGAATAGAGGTAATAATCATGTCAAATATTATTCACGAAAGAATTGTTCGGAGAGAAGGTAATAGTGAGTATAAATACGTTTATACTTATACTTCTGCTTTAAATTTTTCATATTTAGCAAGAAACTTTTGCCCTAAAACACTTGGTATGAAAAATAGTGCAGATTTATGTTCTGAACAGAATTGTTTAATTTGTTGGAATAAAGCAATATTAAATCATAAGAAAAATCAAAGGAGAGAATAATGATTTGGGTAATAGCTGATACTCATTTTGGGCATCAAGAAATTAAAAAATTATGCAATAGACCCGATGATTATGAATTGCAAATCATTACTAACTGGAATGATTTAGTTGCAGAGGAAGATACTGTTATTTGCTTAGGAGATATTGCTTGGTCAATAGTAGATTTAAGAATCTTTAAAGAATTAAAAGGGAAGAAAATATTGACATTAGGAAATCACGATATTTTCTCCAAAAAAATATATCAAAAATATTTTGATATTATTTGCAAAGAATACCCTTTAAAATATCAAGGGATAAATTTTATATTTAGCCATGAACCTAAAATTTTTCATCACTATGATGTTAATGTTCATGGGCATTTACATAATTTAGCTAAAATAGAGTCTGTTTGCAGACATTTTAACGTATCCCTAGAGGAAATGGGATATAGAGTAATTCCTCTTAGTGAAATTGCAAGAGAGGTATGTTGGAAAGGAATTTAAAATGACTAATAAAGAATTGCTTGATACAAAAATTCAAAATGTAAAGAAAGCTCATAAAGAGCTTAGAGATGTTATTAGAAAAATGACTGATGAGGAATTAGCAGAATTTAAAGATAAACTGCAAGAAATAAAAGAAGACCTTGAAGATACTCTTGATAACATTAAAGAATTTAGAGAAGGATTTATTGCAAAATATGGCGTAAATTTGTGGAGGTTTTTAATTACTCTAGGCGTTATTGCTATTCTTGCAATCATTTTTTAATGCGTAAATTATTAGACCACGATTGTTGCAAATATTTAAAAATGCAATATACAGAAACATTAGAAGAGTATAAAATCAAGGTAATATGTGCTAAATGTGGCAGAACAAAAGAACGTATTTTTCTAAAAAAGAATTGCCCACCAGAAATGATTTTAGGAGATATATTTGAAAAATGGCTTGAACAATTTATAATTGAAAATTTTAAATTTCAGATTGTTTATTGTGATTCTTGCGTAATTCCATATTCAATAGTAAGACAGGTTTTTTATTGGGAAAAGGTTTTAGGGCAATACCATCCTGTTTATCAATATCATGTATTAAACAAAGATAAAAAGATTATAAAAACCTTTGGAAATGCTGATAAAGCAGTCGAATACGCAAAAAACCTCAGTTTTGTAGAACCCTTATTAAATTGTCCATTTTTGCAGAAATTAGAAAAGCTAAGGAGATAATTATGAAAGTAGGAGATACTGTATACTTAAAAGATTCTATACAATGCCCAGTAGTCCTATTTAATGTAAGAGTTCCTTACACAGTTTTAATTACTCCTGATATGCCTTTAGAAGTAATTAGTATAAATTATCCAAAAATAAGAGTTAGCTATACTGATTTTAAACCTAAATTTATTTCAAGTAGGAAGCCTTTACACCCATATCAAATGAATAAAAAAGCTATACTTGACTTAGATATAAAAGATATAAAAACTTGTTGGATAACCCCTTGACAAAATCACCTTTTCGTGTTATAATAAGAGCATAGAAAAGGTGATTTTTATTTAGAAAGGATTTGATATTATGAAACAAACGCAGAAAAGAGACTCAGCAGATGATTTTGTATCAGGTTTAGGTTGGTTATGTTTATTTATTTTTGCTTTCCCAATTATGCTTCCGTTGGTTATTATTGGAGCTATTGTTAATATAGGTCCGAATAAACCTTTATTTCATAGCAAATTGTGGAGAAATCAATATAAAAAATAGAGGTGATTGATTATAAACGGCTTCAAATTGTTTCGCAAAACAGCTACTAAGCTTATAGCTTTCGCTCTACTTTTTACTACAATGTATTGTGCATCTATTGGTGCTGTATTATTAGCAATAACAGCTATTGTAAGTTTATTTTAGGAGGAAAATTATGGAATATTTATTGCAATTAAAAGATGGTTATTTACTCAATATCGAATCAGATGAAGAAAGCTATGGGGGATGTCCTACTTGTGATTATGGCTCAGAGTATATTAACACCCTTACTCTAATTTGTTCTAAATGTAGACACACCATTTCAATTTCTCAAATGTATGACTTTGCGTTGTCCTCAGGGGTTGTAATGAAAGTATTTTTGCAAAATTCAGAAACACTCAAAGCAAGCACAGAAAAAGATTTAGGAAAACTTGTAAAAAAACTTTTTGAAAAAGAAACTGGTGAAACAAATTTTAAACTAGAAACGTGGTGGAAATAATGGTTTTATTTTATGTTGTAATTATGTTTATTTATTTTGGAATAGGCATTGCTTTTTCCGATTTTTTCTTAGAGATGCTTTATACTACAGGTTTTCGCAGAGCGGCTATAGTGACATCTCTTATTGCTTATCTTATTATTTTTGCCGTTTTACTTTGCAAGATAGTCTTTATGTTAGGAGGATTATAATGTATTTATATGAAAGCCATTTAGGAGGCTATTTTATCACAGAAGATGAAGTATCTTATGAAGATTTGTATTGTGAGACTTGCGGGGATTCTGACCAATACTTATGTTCTGGAACTGAGGAAGAAATTATTTCAAGTTTTTATTGGGAGTTACGTAATTCTTTACACACTTACAATGCAGTTAGAGAAGCATTTGGAAAAAAGCCACTAACTCTTAAAGAATTAGGTGAATTAGATGAAGTATCTTAACTATTGCCCTCATTGCATAAAAGTTAATTGTGAGCAGTGTAGGCAGTTCAATATTACACAAGCTCCTTCTGAGTATTCACCACAACGATTTTATTATTCAACGAGGACTGATTATGATAAAAGTAAAATTAGCAGATGTAGTAGTACAAGTACACATTAGAGACGAATACTCATGGCAGAGAGTATTGTATTGTCCGTGGGTTAATTGCAAATATTATAATGATGCCAAATGCGCTTACAGAAATAATTATAAATGTAATTGTTGTAATTTTGTTTTTATGAATGGTCACACTTATTGCCAAAAATATACAAAGGAGTAAATGATGAAAGAACAAATATTAGACAGATTAGTATGTTTATTGAAATACTTTAAAGGTCTTGAACATGAAAATAATGAAAAAGAGTATGCCTATATTTTAAAAGGAACTATTAAAGGACGGTAAATAGAAGTGGAAGAAGAACAATGTCCTTGTAATGATTGCTTTTTAAATGACTGTGATTACTGGGATAGTAGATACTGCTGTAGATATTGTCGTTGGCTACATGGTGAAGTTACGCCGAATTGTGAAGACTGTAATCCAATGGATATTTGAAAAAGGAGGCAAACAAATGAAATATACCAAAGTAATTAAACCTTCCTTAGATATGTTAATAGCAGAGATTGAAAAAAGATATGTTCCCTATGGATGGGAAATAGTAAATGTCTTTCACGCTGACAAAAAATATTGTGCTGTCTTAACAGGTGGTAATAGACATCCAGATATAGAAGACCGATTCTTCTAAGCCTTGAAAAAGGCTTATTTTTTTGAAAAAAAAATTCACTATTGTATTATTGCTTTTATTGTTATTCTTGAAGTTACCCCAGATTTTTGTGAGATAAAAAATTTGTAAAAAAAATTTGTAACTAGGCACACGGTTACAAAAACAGTAACCATTATGAAAACGGATGTATTTTCATGTGGTTACTGTTTCTTATTGATAATAGTTTCTAATAAACTTTACTTCATTAATAACAATATGTTCTTCTGTCAATAATATATCACAAGCTTTTATATTATATTGCTTAGTAAATATATTATCAATAAACACATCTAATATATAATACTTAACACTGTTATATACTACTAATGATTTTACATAAATAGCCATATTGTCTAATTGATAATATTTATTTATCACTCATAGGCTACCCCCCCCCCACTATGCTATGTATTATAGCCCTATTGCTTTTAATAATACATTCGTCATATATTATTTATTCCTTATTGTAACAATGCTATCAGGCGTTTTATCTCTAAAGATATGTTCTTGATAATCTTCGCCCCTAAATTCTTGTGGATTATTATTCTTAAAGAATAAAGATAATCTATAGAAGTCAATAACATCGATATCATACTCTGCACGTGCCACATACCATTGCCCACAGTTATACAGATAGATATAATCGACAAAACATCCTACTATATTACGTAACATGGTTTTTAACGACTTAAATTTATATGCTTCGCTGTCTTCCTCCATGTAGGGCTCACCTAAATATGACATATCACCATCTTTAATAGTATCAAATATCTGTTGTTCAATCGTATCATTATTCTTATCCTTCATAGTCATATTAAGCAAATCACTTCCCAAACCGTCAGGGTATCCGTCCCAATTACACATGGCCCCCCCAATAGTAGTCATTGTGTTTAGTAATAATGTAAGCGGATGTACTCATTATATAGCCCCCTTTAATTTGTATAAACTGTGATAATATCGCCGTTATTAATATTTATAAGAGTATACGCTCCGTAGTGTTCCTCTACTACTAGCACATTTTCATATGACATCAGCCGTTCTGCTGTAGTGTAGCGGATGCGCTCACCATTAAATTTTCTAAATTTTAATTCTGAAATTTCCATTTTTCGTAACCCCCTATAATTCTTGATTAAGAACACTGAACCTGTGTGTTAAATTTTTATACTTACCCCATCCTTCCGCATATTTGTTTAAGTCGAGAAAATCCGACTTATAAATTTGTAAAAAGTTACTTTTTGAACAGTATTCAAGCAATGCGTCCACAAATTCTATATAAGCTAATATTCTATCTTTATCTACAGTGCTGTTAAATATGCGGAATTCATATGTATTCTTATGCAAGGTATTTATAGCTAAATATTTATGCCGTACATTATCTTTCCCCTTTTTCACAATATTAATTTCTTCCTTAACAGATTTGCTATTAGGATAGTGCTCTTTATAATGCTCTAAATTATTCCCCGCATAACTGCATATATTGCACATCAACCTATCTGCAAATATTGTTACTTTTTCATAATGTTTACTAATAAATAATATTGCTTTTTCAATCGTTTCATCTGATACACTATCCCTATTGACATGAATATGTAATCCGCAAGAATTATTAGTAACGCAGTTATTTTCTAAAGCATCAAAAAATGTATCACTGTAATTCTGCCATGCTTTAAATGTTGTCGGCTGCGTTACTATTTCAGCGGCACAGCCACCTTGCAGGCATTGAATACTACTATCATCAGTAGCCCAATAGTAATTCTCATCTTCTATTACTTCTGTAATATCCCCAGTGCATTCTGTTTCAATTTCTAGCCCAAAATATCTTTCCCCCTTTTTCGGATAGCTATTTAGTTCCTCTCCTTCATTGAACAATATGCGTGGAGAATAGCTATATTCGTGTATATATTCTTCATTAGGGTCTGTGTGTTCAGAAGCACAATCTTCACAGTATACACTGTCACTACGTATAATTGCGCTTTCAGTATCAGGGTCTATAACATCCCCGCAATCATCACATATATAATAGTCCCCTGTTTCGAAACATTCGTTACATATATAATCTCCATCAGTCATTAGTAATGGTTCTTTCGTCCATGTTCCGCAATTACTACATTGAAAGTAATGACGTTCAGCGCATTCATCACAAATTAATTGCGCTTCTTCTTGAATGTATATCATTCTATCATTATCAGAAAAATGGGCGCATCCACAAATATCACATATTTCAATTTCTTCACCCAATAAATTTTCATAACAATCAGCGCATAAGGTATCTCCGTCTACCCAAAACCAATCTTCTTTAGTGATTACTTCTCCACAATTTATGCATCTTCTGCATTTACATTGTAGTATTACACGTTCTTCTTCTGTAGCCTCTCTAGCTTTATCGTCAGTTACAACAAGAACGACAAATTTTTTGGTGTCTTTTAAATAAAGAGGGGCGAAATTCGGCACATCAGAAGTGACGAAAAGGTAGAACAGTTTATCTTCAATTTCAACCTGCCCCTTATTCCTATACTCTACACCGTCTTTTTCAAATACTCCATTATCGACAAATTCAAATTCTTGCATTTTTTTGCCCCCTTGTGTATCTCTCTATGTCTATATCTTAACAGCTCTTAATATCATTGTCAACACTTTTTTTAAAAAATTTATCAATTTTTTTCCTTTCATTATATTATATATAGGGGATGAAGAAAAAGGGTGTAAAAAGTGACAAGCATAAAATAACAGTTTTGTCAATCTACAAAAATAAATATTTTATTTCAATATTGTAAATATGCACAATATATTTAATTTGTCAATACTATAAATATAGTATATGTGTATTGTGGAGAACGAAAATGCCCGCTATTGAGTTTTATTTTATATGTGCTTATGGTTTATCCTATATTGATATAAAAACGCTCACAAGGCAAATATGAGCGTCTAAGAGGCATTTTATTCTGTGAGAATACTACCAGCAAATTAAATATTCTTTATTTTACTGCAATTCAAAAACTTGACAAATCAAAATATTTGTGATTGAGTTTTGCAAACATATGTTCACATAAAAGGGTAAAAAAGAAAAGCGGGAATATTTCCCGCTAGTATTTAGTAAACTCTATAACTTCTTTAATAAGAGTATCCTCTAATTCGTAATCATTCCTAATAACATCTATTAGCTTAAAAAAATCTAATCCTTTATACTGCAACTCGAAATCAGTCATATATGACATATAAGCGTATATATCATATAAGTATCCTCTCTTAATGATACGGATGTTATTTAATAATAATTCTTTATTCATTTTGTGCCTCCACATAGATACATTTACTATTTTTCCAATCCCAAATAGATAATTGGTTATACTTGCGGGCTAAAGATAAGGCTAAGTCTAAGCTGTCAACATGTACACTATTGTCAATATAAGTATAGCCGTTTTCAACCCACAATCCCGCATAGTGGGCAGAAGCTAAAGCAGTATCGACAATATTAGATAGCATTCCCCTTACTGTTTTTCTGCCCTTAACTGCATGGTCTGTGTATGCCACTTGATAGCCACTATCAAATTTAACTACTCTGCCGAAACCGTCAAGAGTAGCCCCGCCATACTGCTTGCAGTAGCTCATTATTCTTTTAAATTTTCTAAAATCCATATAAATCACCTCAATATTATTATATCAATATCAAGGTGCAATGTCAACTATTATTTTTTAAAAAAAATACTTGACAACAAGAATAGTAAGATTATAATATAAGTAGGGGGCAGGAAAATAGGAGGTTATTATGTCAGAATTACAGTGGAAGAAAAGAGACTTTTTAACAGGAGCCATTAGCTTTAATTCACATGATTATGTTAGTAATAGTGATTTATGGATAAAAGATGTTAGCTTTTCTGTGCAGAAAAACGGTTGGGAATTATATGATAATGTAGAGTTGCTTGGCGAATTTGATACATTTAAATCTGCTAAAGCATATGCTAAAATGTTAGTTGATAGCGGGGCTTATTGTTGTTATACTATAGATAGGAGGTGATAAAGTGCAAAGGTTTAAATTGGGGCAATATCTTGAAGACGACTTTAAAGTCATAGCAGTAAGCAAGCGGGGAAAGTTAAGAAGTAGCTGTATTACTACAGTAGATGGATTAGGAGATATAGTAGTCAGTCAAGTGTATGCTGATAGAAAAAGCGAATATATCCTAAACCCATATAACCCACATGAGATACTAAGAGCTTAATACGAACATTTACTAATATGGAGGTAATACAATGAGATATTTATTTGGAACTTTTTACGCAACATTATTCAGCATTAAATGGCTGTGGGAAAAGCTGGCGGGGGAAATGGTTGCTATCACCATTGCTACAGCCCTGATATATGCTTACCATTATGGATGCTAAAGGAGAGCGGCGATTAATAAAATAGTATACTTTCTATAGGGGTAGAGGATAAATCCACTCTTACCCCTATTTTTATGCCCAAATTTTAGCCCTTTTGGGCTATTTTTTTATGCTTTTTATGGCAGTGTCTCCTACCAGTGTACAAAATAGGCTGTTTTTTGCTAAAATAGGGCAAAATTGCCAAAATTCTTTATCTCCACCCCTATAAAAAGTAATCAATTTGCCTTTTTGTGTACGTGTGGGGTGTACACTATACCATTATACTGAACACCTGTGTGTACCTATCACACACTCGTTCGCTATATACTGTGTACCTATATATGAACACTTGTTTGTCTTATTGCAATAAATTCTTAATTAGTGAGTACCTATATTTTGTACAATATCTTAATAAATAATAATTTTTTACTATATATTGTGCTGTTATTGGTAACTGTTACTATTTAAGATAGCGTTTGCATCTCTTTTAAAGGGACTGTGTACCTATTTCTCCCCACATTTTTCTCCTTTTAAGTATTAAGTTGCATTTTGCAGTTTTTAATATGACTACAATTTTTATTTTCCCTTTAAGCATCTTCCTGCATTTAAGTTCATAAATGCAAATAACCTTTTAAGTTATTCGCTTAAAAAGTTATTCCCATTCATCACTTTTGCTATTATAAAATCTAAGGTAAAATTTTATTAACCACTCTATTTGTTCCATATAAGTTACTGACCTGCAAGGAAGCAAGCTACCTAAATTCCTTCTACCTGTCAGTTTCTCCACTACTCTAATAAGACATATAATAAAATCTACCCATTTAGTAGTCCCTCTTATTGATGGCTGTGACTCACTTAAAAGATACTCATATATCTGTGGAACACCTGTATAACCTATTTCTCTTGCATAGTTGAATCCTGTTTTTATATATATTCTTACACCTAAAGAATGTGAAATTGCCCACCTTATAAGTACAGATATCTCTTTTGGGTCTACTCCTAAATATTCATTATGTTTTATTAATTCTTGCCATTGAGCCATTATAAGTTTGTGCACTTTAACATCAGTCTCAACATCGAAATTCTTTTTTTCAATAATGTCTAAATTTCTTACATCTACAAGACTATACTGTATCCACATTTTTTATTCTCACACCCTTCAACCCTTGCTATGCCTAGCTCTACGCCCTTTTATCTCCATACGTGTGTACCTTTAATTACCATTCCTTAATTTTTAAAAATGAATTTGAAATCGCTTTTCAAATTCACCTTTAAAGAGAGGTTTCTTGAATACAAATAAGTATTATATAAAAATACAAATACGTATTATATAAAAATACAAATAAG